TTGTCCAGGTTGACCGAGGAATCCACGTCCGTCGACCGCCAACGAGAACTGATCGAGAAGTGGTCCGAGATGAACGACCACACCATCGTGGGGTGGGCTGAAGACGTAGACGTCTCGGGGTCTATCGACCCCTTCGAGGCACCCGAGTTAGGGCCGTGGTTCCAGGAGGACAAACGGGGAGACTGGGACATCCTGGTCGCCTGGAAGCTGGACCGAATAGGTCGACGGGCGATACCACTGAACAAAGTGTTCGGGTGGATGCTGGAGCACGAGAAGACACTCGTGTGCGTGTCCGACAACATCGACCTATCGACGTGGGTTGGCCGGTTGGTGGCCAACGTCATAGCCGGGGTCGCGGAAGGCGAGTTAGAAGCCATCCGAGAACGGACCAAGGCGTCCCGTAAGAAACTACTGGAATCCGGTCGATGGACCGGGGGACCGGTGCCATACTGGCTCATCCCAGAGAAGTTACCGGAGGGCGGGTGGGTGTTGTCTCTGAATACCGAAACCGCACCAATACTTCGCCGTGCGATAGACGAGGTGTTAGACGGTACTGCCGTACACACCGTTGCTGAACGTCTGAACGACCAAGGGGTTCCCAGTCCTGGTGGGAAGAAGTGGACATCGCAGACGTTGTGGCGGATTCTTCAGCATAAGTACCTTAAAGGCCACTCCACCGATCGCGGCAAGACCGTACGCGATTCGTCGGGTGTACCTATATCCAACTGCGAAGCCTTGCTTACTCCTTCTGAGTGGGATCGGCTGCAAGCCGTGCTAACCCAGTGGAAACTACCCGAGACATCGAATCGAGTAAAAAACACATCGCCACTTCTCGGGGTGGTTGTGTGTTACATATGTGATAAGCCTTTGTACTACCGGAGCTACACCCGCAATTACGGTAAGGGGCTATACAGAAGCTACTACTGCCGGAACCACCGAACCCCCGGAATCAAGGCCGATATGTTGGATGAGTACCTGGAAGAAAACCTTATGCGTGAGGTGGGGGACAAAAACGTCCTGGAAAGGTACTTCGTACCGGCTGAAAACCACCAAATCGAATTAGACGAGGCTATACGGGCCACAGAAGAACTAACAGCCCTCTTGGGCACAATGACATCAGCCACTATGCGTTCGTCGCTCACAGCCCAATTGGCAGCCCTGGATTCTCGTATAGCCTCACTGGAAAAGCTTCCGACGTCTGAGTCCCGGTGGGAATACCGGGAATTGCCCCGGACATACCGGGAGATGTGGGAGTCGGACGACGACCCGCAATTCCGACGAGAACTCCTGTTGAAATCAGGTATCACACTAGCCGCCACAATGACAGGTGGGCAGAAACTACACCTGCATATACCCGACGACATACTGGAACGTATGGCTTTGAAAGGAGAATGATGAGGAAGCTAGTGCCAGTGTTGCTGCTAGCGCTGACGGCATGTAGTACCAACCACGAGACGCCTACAGAAGCCCCGGTGAAGCGGGGGGTAGTTGTGTTCGAGGTCGGGGGTGACTATTCGTTCGCCTCGTACGACGACAACTACCAAAACGGTATTCGATACCAACCAGGTCAGACCCGAGTGGAACTGCGGGGCGACAACGTGCCGCAGAGCCCCAAGCCGTTGTACACCTGGGCCAATTCAGGAGAGGGCCGGGATACCCAGGCGTGGTGCCGAATCACCGTAGACGGTGAGGTGAAGGCCGAGAAACACACCGTAGGCGACGCCAACGACCCAACCTGTCTAGTCCTCTAAACGCAAAAAAGCCCCCTATCCAGGCAATACAACCAACTCGGTGTAATCCGGGTTTTGGTTGTACGACCAGGTAGGGGGCTTTTCGTGTACTACTGGTACCCCATCAGGGATAGTGCTTGTTCGTGTGATGTGCAATCTTCGATGCGACACAACGGCGTTAGGCCGTTGGCCGGGTCAAAGTCGGCGTCTAGAACTACCGCGTTCTCGTCGGCCAAGAAGACGTCGACCGTCTTCGGGAGGTGGAGCATGTTCACCGGGATACCGAGTAGGTTCCCGAGTGATTCAGCGGACGCCACGGTGATCAGGAGGTACCACGTGGTTTCACCATCGGTGCATCGGTAGTGGTTGGTCTTCGGGCAGAACTGCGGTAGGAACTCTGAGATCAGCTCAGCTGTATGCATTCTCACGCCTTCCAGAACACCCACAGGACGCCGGTTGCACCGGCTCCACCGGTTCCACCTGAACCCTGTGTGCCGGGGTTGAACCCAGCACCACCACCGCCTCCGCCACCACCGCCTCCGGGGTACCCGCCAGCGCCGCCGTTTCCGCCTTTGGCCTGAGCCAAAGTGCCGGTGGGGTTTCCACCGCCTCCACCCCCGCCTCCTGCGCCACCACATTTGATTTCGGCCCCAGCAGATACCGAGTCTCCAGAGGTACCGTTTGTGGCGGGTAGTGCGCTGGGAGATCCACCCGTTCCACCGCTTGCGTCTGCTGACGCCGTTCCGGTTCGACCCGTGGTTCCGTAGTTGGCTGATGTACCGGTCTTGTATCCACCCGTACCTCCCGCACCTCCACTGCCGGGTGTGGATGAGGTGGCTAGGTATCCGAAATCGCTTTGGATGCCACCGGCCCCAGCAGTCGTCGTTAGATACGATCCGAACGACGTGTCGTTACCGTTCGCTCCGATGGTGACGGACACCGGCCACGTGATCGAACTTGGGTCTAGGTTCTTCTTCAAGAACCCGCCGTTTAGGCCACCGGAACCGGCGACCCCGCCAGCCGAGGTGGTGCCACTAGATCCACCCGATCCTGCGCTACCAGAACCGATTCCGATAACAACGAGTTCGCTTATGGTGGGGGATGGTTGGGCGTAGGACTGCGAAGACGTGATGGTGTCGACGGTGTAGCCGTTAATGACAGCTTGCTTGATCGTCTCGATCGTGGACTGGACTTCGGCGGGCGTGCCCGTAGCGGACGACCCACCGAACCAACCGTTCGTGATCGCCTGGCCGGTGGCGACAAGATCGTTACCGATACCGACTACTGTGTCACCGAGGTCGTCCAAACCCTCAACGACAGACGAAGCGATAGTTCCGACGATGTTGCCGCCGTCTAGTTCTCCGTCCACCGTAAGTGCTTGTGTCTTACCGGTAAGCGCGTTGAACCAGTCTTGCAACATCGCTAGCGCACCGTTGATAGGGGCGGTGAACGCTCCGCTGATGATGTCGAGGATCTGATTCAGAACCGACAAGATGTACGGGATAGAGTTCAGCGGGTTAAGCATATTGATGAACTCTTGAACGAGCTCACCGAAATCGTCTGATACTCCACCGGTTACCTGACGAAGGAACCCGAGGAAGTCACCGACCAACAACAGTTTTCCGAGACCGGTAAACCAGTTGATGATTGTTTGTACCGCTGTAGGAACGTCTTTGAACATCGCAGCGGTAGCGCCGGGGATGGCAGGCATGAACTGCTTGAGCACGTCCAGGGGCATCTTCAACAGATTGGCTGCGAGGGCTCCCAGCTGGTCGATGAACGAAACCACCGGCATGTACAGCGATTTGGCTATCGTCTCGGTCATGTCCTGACCGAAGTTGAACCCCTCGCCGTTGGCGTTGTTACCGCCGACTACGTATGCTCCATCGGGGGCGGGCTGATGCGGGGTTGTCATCGGTGCCCCCTAATCAGTCGAAGGCGGTCACCTTCGATCCGGTCTTCTCGTTCTTGCTGAACGTCCTTACGGAGAGCGGAGATATCCCGCTCCACGTTCGAGAACCCAGTCTCTACAGCCTTTGTGAGGCGGTCTATGTCCGCTCGGAGGTTGGTACCGTGGTCGTTCTTGACTTCGTGTTTGATGGTCTTCAGGTCTCGGTTCTGCTTGCGCAGGTTCATCCACACCGGCAGTACCGCTGCCAGTAGTCCAGAGAGGCTAAGGCCAAACAGGGCAACGACGTCCATCCAATCGTCCGGGTTGAACGGAGTGATATTCACTTCGGAGTGACGTGTCTACGAATCCACAGGCCGAGGATGATCGGGCCGACCACGCCGTACACAGCCATGATGGCTTCGATCGCGGCCTGGTCTAGAACCTGCTTACCGACGATGACAGCGATCAGGTTGGCGACGGCGAACAGACCGGCACGGACCACGACTGGTTCGGTTGCCTTCTTGACGATATCCTCGAACGTGTCGTCGTCATCTACGACCAGACCGCCCGTGTCCATAGGGTCGTTCTCAGCCATTGTCTGGCTCCTCTCGATTAAGTTCTTGTGCAACATCTCTGCGGGGAAGAGGCCCTGGAAGTCGACCGTCTCTCTCGAACTGGCGCAGCATGACGTCGCTCTCTTGGATCGTCATTTCGCGTGTGTCGGGGAGGACGACAGGTGGTGGGGTAGCCGTACCAACCGGCACCCACCGGGCCGCGTTGTTGTAGATGTGGCTAGGGCCACGGAACGCGCCTTGTAGTTCTATCGTCTGCTCGGGGAGCTGGCTGACGTGGATGTTGCCGTTCTCGTCAGCCAGCCCTTCCAAGTAGTCCCGATGCCTAAACCCGCACTCCCACAGATGCTTAGACCACTGCCGTAGAAAGCCTGGGTGCGTCACCGCACCGATACCGGCGAACGTGGGCATATTCCGCAGAGCCCAGACAACGTGCTCTTCTGGGTTGTGCGGATCGGCTTCTTGCTGCGATGGAATGCCGGGTTTGAAGGTCATGGCGGGCCTTTCGTTCGGGTAATCCGTTGGTTCGGGAGCCAACGGAACCCCCTTGTTTACAGAACGCCGAGGTCACCCAGCGACGAGTTAATGTCGCGGATCATCTCGAACGCCTTGAGCATCGGATCTTGTGGTTCGCGGTATCCGACTTCGATCTCCCAACCCTTAGGGCCGTCTGCACCCCATGAGTAGCTGATCTTGGATACACGTTCGACAAATATCGTGTACGGGTCAGGGAAACCGAGAACCGTTGTACCGATACGGTCTCCGAGCCAGAAGTGACCGTAGCCGGGTGCCCCGATGTAGTACGGGGCTGCGTCCGAGATCTTCAGCGTGTGCGACGTGTGGGCTCTGGTCGACCAGATCTTCGCCCGTATCGCCATGATCGCGGAGAGCGTGAACGCTTTGTCCGCGCCGTCTGCCCAGCCCTCGTAGTAGTGGAAATCTCCAAGCCCGGTGATGGCGTTCTCCAACCCCGGAAGAGGTAGCGAGAGTTCCATAGCCCGTAGGGTCGGGATCTCCATGAACGCGAGGATCGTGTCCGAATAGATCGGGTTGGCGATAGCGTCGATGGCACCACCGATGGGCGGGAGCTGAACTTCGATGGCAGCCGAAATATGGGCTGCCAGTAGGTCTCCACCCATCTGGATAACCGCTGAGATCGCCTCGTTGACGCCAGGCATTGACTGCCCACCGGTTAGGAACGACGTGTCGGTAGCCTCGTAGTACTTGAACTCCGAGGACTTGATACCGGTTAGCGGACCCTCTTGGTAGACGACGTGGGGTGCCTTCGGGTTGGTCCCGAGGAACCACGGCACGTAGTACTCGCCGGGGTAGGTCGGGTCACCGTGGTAGACCTCAACACCTTCGGTCGTACCGTCCGATGCGATGTTGACGATCGCACGGACCAGACCAACGAGTATCGAACCACCGAAAGCGGTTTCGGTTCCCCAGCCAGACTTATCCTCGATGTCCCAGACCAGGCAGCCATTACGCAGCGGGAAGGTGGTCTCGTTGAGAATGCCACCGTACTTGTGTGCGAACGGATGTGGGTCTTCGCCCTTCAGGTACCGGCGTGGAACCCACGACAGCTGGGCATCTTCCATGACCCGTTTGGCGACGTCGAACATCGACTTGAACCGGGAGAAGACGATTGCCAGATTGGAGTTGTCGTCCAGAAGGTCCAACGGGGAGCAGATGTTCCGCCAGTTCGACGGTAGGAACGACAGGCCCATCCACTCGGTTGGATCTAGTGGGTTGTCAGGCAGCGTGAGCCACGACGTCTCCAACCGGAATAGGTTGACGAACAACGTGACCAGCAAGCACCACTTCGCGGGTCCGAAGATCACCCACATCTTCGGGAACTGGAACTCTGGCCGCAGGAACGGGTTGGCCCAGCAGTACATGTGCTTGAGTTCTTCGATGTCGTGAAGGAAGGTGATCTCTAGGTAGCAGTCACCGGACTCTTCACGGACAACGCGGTATGACTCCATCCGTCCCGACCACCGGGCACCTTGTTTGTCGAAGGTGACGTGGACGTTGCGCTTGGCACGACCCCGGAAGTCCATTACCCATTTGGCTAGGTAATGGTCCAGGGACAGTTGCAAAGACGCTGTGCCGGTGTCGTTGTCGATGAACTGGAAATCACCCTTACGCTCCCCAGCGACTACGCCACGGAGGTTGAAGTCACCGTCCCAGAGACGGGTAAGGACGGGCTTTAGACGTTGCTTCTCACGCCAGCGGCGGGACTCCATGACCCGGTCCCACAGGAATTGAGCATCCTCTTTGGATCGGATCGACATCTACTATTCCAATCCCCAAGGGCGAGACCAAGGACGGGGTACGCGAAGCTGGACCATTTGGCCAGGCTTCGCACCCGACACGGTGATCTCGAACGTGGCTGTCTTCGTCCACGGTGGAATCGAGTTGCGGAAGCGGACACCGTTCATCCGTTGCCACACAGGCGAACCGTTGAGTGCTGTGACCTGTTCGACCCGAGGGTCGGTATCGATCAGGCAATCCTCAGCACCAGCGGTGTACCCGGTGGTGGACTCGTACACCTGGACATAAGCCGTTGTCGGACTGAACGAAGACGAGCCGGTCATCAACTTCACCGGGGTACCGGCGAGTGATCCCGTGAACGCCACGGTGTACGGACGGGTGCCAACCAGGAACGCAGGGCCACCGTCTACCACTACGTTTCCTGCACCTATAGCCGGTAGGGCCTCCAGGGCTGCTTGAACCGTTGCAGCAGAAGCGGTACGAGATAGGTTCACGGTGGACTGACCGTTGTAGGTCAGCTTCCACGTTCCCGACGTCGGCTTGCCGACGATGTTGACCACTTGCACAGACGCGGTACGCAGTCCACCGATAAGAGACGGTAGGCGCAACCTACGGTTAGCGAACTCCGGGTCATCGAACGAGTAGTCCGGGATAGTCCAGATAGTTGCGGGAGACGTGGGGGCACCCAGCCACGGAAGAAACGGGATGTACGGCTCTGACGGAGGAAGCTCTGAACCGGGTACAGCCCACTTGGGGAATACCTCTTGGTCTGTGGGGTTTAGGCCGTGTTGTGTATCGCCGTTGGCGATCTCGATGTACAGCGTCTCCTTAGGGAGTTCTGCCAGCGGCCACGGGAACGGCAGATCCATAAGGATCGGGTTGAACGTCGTGTCCTTCTGACATTCGGCTTCCCACGTAGCATCCTCGCCGTACCAGAACGGGTCGCCAGCGATCACCGTCATCTTGACGAGGTTCATGGTGTTGCCGTGAGGGTCGGTCCGAAGATCTACTTCCATCGCCTCACCCAGTCGGCACTTCAGCGTCCGACGACCGGAATCCTCGGTAGTCACATGGATGTAAGTGTCTTTGTTGAAGGCCCACATCTTGCGCCACTCGGAGTCCCGAGACTGCCACGAGTTCTCGCCGTGCTCGGCGTCATTCAGAATCCAGACACCGAACGTCATGTCCCGTCGCAGGATTCGGTCGTTCAGGTAACGAGCGCCGGGGTAGTTCCCCGGCTCCTCATATACAACCTTCACGGGCGGGTCGAAAAACCCTTGGATGTCGGTAGCAAGGTGCATGCCCCGGTCGCCCTCTTGGGGACCGGCGATGGTGGCCCACTGGCCGTTGCAACCTTCAATCTCTATGACGGTTTCAGCGATCAATGTTCACCACCTATCCGCTCTTGCCGACGACACCCAATGCGGCCTTGTTCAACTGGTTGTTCTTGACGGCGATCGTGTCGTCTACGTTGGACGTGTTGAAGATCTGCGTTAAACCGTTGCCCAACATCTGTTTTCCGATCTGGAGACCCTGATCGAGAGCAGCGGTTATAGCCCCGCCGCCGATACCTAGGTCGGACATCAACTGTTTTCCGTTGGCTTCTCCGAAGCCGAATGCGGTATCAAGTCCCTTTTGGCCCAACGCTGGAAGGTCGATACCAAACTGGTCCTTGACGCTCTTGGCGATGTCGGCTGCAACGTTGGTGATCTTCTCTTTCTGAGATTCCAGACCATCCGCGAAACCTTGGCCGGTGTACTGCCCAAGATCGTGCATTACCCTTGACGGGGAATGGATTCCGAGGAAATCTGTGACGGCGTTCTTGACACGGGAGGCAAACTCTCTTGCCTTCGCAACGGCGGCACCGATCATGTCGCTCATACCGTTGATGAATCCCTGGACGAGCTGCTGACCAGCCGCTATCAACCATGACCCCGCGTCTGCGAAGAACGATTGGATCTTTCCGGGCCACGATCCGACTTCGGCCATAATCTGCGATCCGCCGCTGACGATTGCCGACACGACGTTGGTGATTGCGGACGAGACCGCTGACACAATCCCGTTCCAGGCACCCGACGCAGCCGATTGGATCGAAGACCACATGTTCGAGAAGAACGAGACGGCGTTCTGGAAGAACGTCACAACAGCGTTCCACGAGTCCTTAAGCCCCTGCCAAACACTGGACCACGGAACGGCGTTGAACATGGACGTGATCGTGTTAACGAGCCACGCAGGGTCGAACGCGTTCAGGAACGACGTCTTGAATCCGTCCCACGCCTTTTGCCCCGTGCTGCCGTTCTGCTGGACGTTGGGGTCACCCTTGCGATCTCCGGTCATAGACGACAGGGCACCGGTCGCCTTTATCAGAGGTGCGGCCAGGGCCGAAAGCTGTTCGAGCCGAGTGAACGTCTTGTCCAGGATTGGCCATAGGCCGTCTATCGCTGTCTTCAAATCGTTGAAGAACCGGACGACCTTAGCGGCGTTCTCTGGGTTGGATATCCAATCGAACCCCTTGAGGAACAAATCACCCACGGCAGACCCGAAGGACTTCAAAGAGTCGCCTAGACCCTTCATCGCTCGGTCGAACTGCGAGAGTCCCGACCCGTCTACCTTGGTGATCTTGTCTACCCAGGTGAGTACACGGCTAGCCCAGTTGTTGAACGACTGAGCCATTCCGGGGAGCTTCTTGGAGAACTCGGTGCTTAGCGTGAGCATCGCAGTGGTGAAGTCCCGAATACCCGGACCCGCTTGACCCAGAGCGTCACCGATGTTCTTGAACATGGTCTTGATCTGGTCTAGGCCCTTGGCCGACGTGAGCGCGCTGACAAAGCCGTCTGTCATACCGACGAGGCCCTGTGCGATAGCGCCGAATCCCTCTTGGAGAGCGGGGATTATCGCTAATAGCTTTGTGAAGACCGGGGTTAGACCCGTCTCAAAAACCTTGGAGACAGAGTCTTGTATTTTCGCCAGTTGTTCGCCGGGCTTGAGCTTGCCCTTTTTGTCGAAGACAGCCCATCCCGAGTTGACGAGTGACTGTTTGATGCCTTCCATACCCATCAGCACCGCGCCTAGCGGTGCGACGATCGCGCTCAGGATGCCCGGAAGTGCCACCAGCGCACCGGACATGAGTCCGATCGCGGGAACGGCCAGTGACGCAGCCGCCGCGATAGCGACTATCGAGACACCGAACGGACGCGCGGTCGCGATCGACTGACCCATCGACTGGGTCATCTCCGATATGGAAGCGCCGAGTGTGCTGAAAATTCCGCCCCGGCCACCCGACTTTTGAAGTGCCAGCATCTCAGCACGTGCACGAGCGGTGTCCGCGTGTACCTGGATATGGGCGTCCATACCCTTGGTCGCGGCGTTTACCTTCTGCCGGAAACCGTCTAGGTCGGGGGCGATGTCTACCTTGGCTTCAAGGCCCTTGGTTATCGCTTCTAGTTGGCGCTTGAGTTCACGACGGAAACCATCGGTGTCTGGTACAACGCGTACTGACACCCTGCCGACTTCTCGGCCCCCTGCACCCGCCATAGGGTTACACCTCTACTTTCGGGTTCAAGTAAGCGTCCACCGCTAAACGATTTGGCAAGTACCACTTTTCGTGATGTCCGAGCTTGTTATTGCAGCTCATACACAAGATCCCTCGGACGTCCCCGGTGTCGTGGTCATGGTCGGTGTGCCAATTCGACTTGCCGGGATCGTCTGTCTTACAGATCGCACACCTGTGACCTTGTGATCCGAGTAGTGCCTCCCACTCGGGCGTCGTTATCCCATATTTGTTTTTGCGTCGTCTGGATAGTCCGCAGGTCTTGCAGGTAGACGCCAGACCGCGACCGTGGGTGTCGGATCTGTGGAACTCCGATGTGGGGAGCTGCCTATCGCAGTCGCAACACGTTCTAAGTCCCTGCGCCAGTTCAGCTTCGACCTCTGCGCTACTACGCATCTGCCGGAACGGTCTAAGCGGTTGGCCCCGTAGCTGTTGGCGGTAATGCGTATTACATAGGGGTTGCTTGGGTGTCTTCGGCGGTCGGTCACAGCTTTCGAAGGAGCACTGTCTACTCACCACCAACCGTCTTCCTCTTTTTCGCTTCCGCGAGATGTTGTTTCGCTATGAACGCGAAGGAGCCTGGAGGCTCTGCGCGCTTCTCAGGCTTTTGTTGCTTTGCCTTCGGCAGGGGGAAGGGCTTCGGTAACGGAGGCCGCTTCGTGGAGTTGGCAGCGGTGTTGATCCACTGGGTTGCTCGTTGAGTTTCGAGCTGATACACGCGCAGGTAGCGGTCCATGGTCCAACGCCGAAGGTGTTGTCCACCACGGCAAGACGCGGCATACCTGGACTCTTCGTCCAGACCCGCTATGAGTGTCAGAAGCCAACGAGGAGTCACACCGGAATCCGGGACTAATACGTCCCGGATATCGACGGTGTAGTACTCCATCAAGTCGGCAGCTATCCACTGCCCGTGATCGTCTATTAACTCTCCGAGCTGGAGGCTTCCCCCGCTTGTGTGGACTCCATCCACCGGTTGAAGATCTCCATGATGATCATCGGGTCACCACCGACAGCTGCGTCGAGCAGTTGAGGCTTATCTGCTGCGAGACAAAGGATCTTCTCTTGCAGCTCGTTGACGGCGTCTAAGTCCTCTTCGGACATCTCGGCACCCTCATCGGTCGACTCAGTAAGAGACTGAATCTGTTTGATCAGGGATAGGGCTTCCTTGCGGGGTCCGGGTTTGATGCGAAGCACGTTACGGAGAGTTACAACGTCGCCGCCCCCCAAATCGATCGCTACCGGGGCGTACTTCTGGTCGGCATCCGCGACCATGTCGGCAAGGTTGAAAGTGTTTGACATAGCGGGCCTTTCAAGTATTTAGGCGGGCCGACAAATGAGGGGAGGGGCAGGCCCGCCTAGGTGTACCCCTCCCCGGTCAGACGACATACGATGGCCGTATGTCAAGTCCTTAATCCAGGAAAACCCCGGAGATCCAATCGAATAGGCGGCGAGCGCCCATCTTCAAGAACGTCATTTTGACCGGCAATCCGATGAACGAATCGACGTCCATCTCCACCGAGTCGTCACCACGGATCGATGCCTTCGGGGCGTAGAATCCGATTGAAGCGGGACCGTCTACGATGACCATCAGGACCGCACGTTCGATCGGGGCGAACGAACCGTCGACACCGAACACGCCTGTGGTACCGGCTGCGTCAGGACCGTAGTAAAGCTCAAGGTTGTTCTTGTCGAACTGCTCCAGCTTGACAGTAACGAAATCCACTCTGGGGTCGCCCGATAGGGTTTCGCGGAGCGCCTTGTTCTGCCAGGTACCTTTTACTTCGGTGTCGCCGCCATCCTTGCCGAACTCAGGTAGATCATCGCGGGAAGTGTGGCCAGTCAGAGCCCAACCGTTAGGAGCAGTGGTAACAGTAACGTTCGCGGCGGGAGTTGTTCCACCCGTTAGCGACCCGGTGGCCGAAGTGGCTATTGCCGATCCTAGTTTCTCGCCTACGTACGCGATGGTGAATCCGTTGGTGTCGGAGATGGACGTGCCTGATACCAACACGTTCCCCGTGCCAACCGCTGCAAGAGCTTCCAGCGCTGCTTGTACTGCGGCTGCGGAAGCGTTGTAAGGCAATGCGGATGTGGTGTCACCGCCCGCAGTAACGGTCAGTGTTCCACCCGTGGGGGAGCCTGTCACCTTGAGTGTGTGTACCTGAGCGCCGAACGTATCCGGGTCGAAGTTGTCAATCTCAGCGGGGGAGGGTGCTGCCGCGCCAATGGTATTGGTGTAGACGTAGCCTACGGCAGCTGTGATAACGGCGTCATCATCAAGAGCCATTGTTTCCTCAATTTCTAAGTGGCCGTAGGCCGAATTTGATTAGCCCTTGGACACGCCATGTGTCTGTGTATGGGGAGTCGAACTCGGTCGCCCCCATGGTTTCCTCCATCGAATGCAGATACCCATGGGCTGTTTGGGTCTGCCTTTTGACCGCGTCGTACAGTGCTAGTACCGCGTCGTCGTAGAGGTCGTAGGTGCTGTCTAAGTCTTCGTTCCCGATGAGGGTCAGTTCAATGACAGGGAACGACAGTTGTCTTGGCCTACGTGGGTGTCTCGGACCGCCTATGCGGCGCACGTTGAAGAACGGGAACCGCCGATAGTCGACGTTCTGAACCCACGTATCGACAAGAGCGTCTGGAAACTTCGTCTGAAGGATCTCAACTACGGCGTCGGTAATCGACTGGGGCAACTACTTCCCCTTCCGACGTGGACCTGATCTAGGCGCAGCATCCAAACCCGATGCAGTAGAAAGGATGTAGAGACCGGGTACGTACTGGGGGTGGTCTTCATCCTTGTACTTGCCCTCTACCCAGTGGCCGAACTCGATAGACAGAGCGGCTTCGTCAACCAGATTCACGAACCAGTCGACGTCGCCCTCGGTGCGAGTTATGTGCGCGGCTCCTGTGTCGTGGTGCATCGCTAGCCGTCGTTCGGCTTGGACTTCCACCCGGCGAGCCGCGTCCCCGACTGCGTGGTGTACGCCTTCGAGGTGTGAGACCACGTGGTTCATAGCCTTTTCACCGATGAGTTTGACGGACATCAGGACCTCTGCATCAAGTACTCGACGTGGGCGGTGCGTGGAGATCCCATGTATCGCTGCGGTATCCCGAAGATCCCGTAGCGCTTGCCCTCCCACTCGATCTGGGATTGCATGCCCAAGATCCCGTGATCCGCGTCGAACGAACGCGGAAACCGGATTCTGTAAAAGACCTCCGACTCGAATCCCTCGTTGTCCTGTTCAGCACGTCGAGCCGACGTACCTGAAGACGATGCGACCTGAATGCGTGCCGGTGTCGGCACCCCTGTATCAGAAGCCTTGGTCGTTGTGTTCCCGTGACGGTTGGGTTCCGTAATCTGGGGATAGACAACGACGTCCGCGTTCATCACATCGAGCTGGCTCATACCGGGAACCAGAACTCGGGTTCGCAGGTGTACGCGATATCCGGGATCAACGGGGCGATGACGAACATCGCTTGTGAGATTCCTAGTAGCGCCCACTCGTTGTCGAGTATTTCCAGCTCGCCCGTGGCGGTCTTCCAGTTGATCTGATAGGAGTAGTTCCCGTCAGTTTCCCCGGTGTAGGCGTTGGGGTTTCGGACCAGACGTACGACGGCGTTCGCCTCGATCATCTTGACGATCTCGACGTCGATCTTGTCGTCGGTTATCTGGTCGTCCAGGTCTGGGATTCGTGACCGGATGATCAGCTCCGCGTCTGCGAGCCGTGCGGTGACCATCGTCGCCTCATCCGCGCTCAGTTCCCGTCCAAGCCGTCCTGACACGTCAGAAGGGATTGCGTAAGCCATAAGTACCCCTTCCAAGGGAAGGGAGGGGGCCTCCGAAGAAGCCCCCTCCGTTCAATTCAGATGTCAGACGACGGTGACGCTGGGTGAGCCACCGGTCAGGCCGGTGCCGTCGATCTCCAGCAGACCCGGAACGGTGACGGTGTAGGTTCCAGCGGAACCGGTCACAGTCACATCGGCGGCGGCTACGCCGTCGTCAATCGCCACGATCGCGGACTTCACAGCGGAAGCCGCTGCGTTGTAGGCGATGTCGGCGGAAGGCTTGCCGTTGAGAGACAACTTAAAGTTGCCCGCAGTAGCGCCGCCCAGGGCGACCGTGTAGGTCGTGGTACCACGGTTGGAGAACTTGACGAAGCCCTGCTTGTCACCCAGAACCCATCCGAAGGTGCACTCCACCAGGATTGCGATCTGGTTGGTCTGCCACAGCGAAACGGTCTGGTTGTTGGCATCGGTCAGCGAAGCGGTGTCGCTGATCTTGATGCGAACCTGGTCAGCGAAGCCCCAACGCAGCTGCGAGAAGTCACCACCGATGATGCGCAGACCCGAGTCGGTGGCGGCGTCCAGGTCGCCGCCCACGGCGCGACCGAAGTGTGCCGGGAGACCGAGGATGTCGGTTACACCGGCGTTCAGGTTGACGCGGGCCGGGTCGGTGTTGCCGTTGGCGTCACGGAAGACCGAGGCACGAGCCAGGGTGGAGCGGAACCTGGGGTCTACCGCCCAGCCGTCGAAGTTGAACTTCGAGTCGGCGTTCACCAGGTCGTAACCGTCAAGCAGGCCATCCATGATGTTGCCCGCAGTCAGGTTCTTGTAGTTGGTGGTGTTGGCGATGACGTTGTCGGTGTCAATACCCTGGAGAGCGGTACCGCGCAGAGCGTCCAAACCGTGGAACACGGCAAGGTCGACGGCGCGACCGATCGCGTACGGCAGGTCAGCTTGGAGCTGCGTGTACAGACCAGCGGGGTTCTTCCGCGCGAACTCTTCTGCGGCAGTGACGATGGTAGCCATCTTGATCGGGCTAAACGACTTGGTATCCCACGCAGTACCGCTCAGCGGCTTAACGCCACCTTCTCGCTGTGCGTTGGAAGTACCGGTGCCGACCTGACCGACAGCGGGACGCTTGGTCGTGGTGGGGATGACTGTCTCACCGTAAGTAACCGGAATCTGCTTACCCAGCTGGAGGACCAGCGAGTGTTCCTGTGCCTGATCGAAGATTGGCCCAACTACTGTCGGGGGCAGAAGCTCGGACGGCGTAGTTGCCAACCGGCCCTGGTGGTTGTCGCTCGAATTCGGAGCGAGTTCGCTCAAACCAGCCATGTGAGGCGTTCCTTATCTTGTAAGTTGTGAGTTGAGAAGTGCGGCAAAGGCGTCGGCGGGGCTTGCGCTCGTAGCCGCACCACGGCCCTGTGACGGGTCGTAGGCGGGCGAAGTCCCCAGCGAGCTACCGAAGATCGACTTCAGTTCCGCCGCATGGGCTGTCAGTTCGTCCTCCGTGGTCCCCTGGAGCGTCTTGGCGAAAGCGAAGATCTTGTCGTTAGGGACGTCGGCCTTGATAGCCGTGACCAACTTGTCGAAGTCGGTCTGAATCGAGGCACTTGCGTTGACCGCCTGGGTCTTTTCCGCAGTCAAGGAAGCAACTTGCTCCTGTGCTGACTGCAATGCGTTGTTGGCCTCTCGGAGTTGGACGCGGTAATTAGCCGCCTCCTGGTTCGCAGATGAGATCTGCTGACGTGCCCAGTCGGGAAGGTCGTCTTCTTTGGACGTCTTCGCAGCGGGCGGTGTCGGCTTCGGTGCCTCGGGTGCAGTGGCTTCCGGGCTTTCGGTGACGGTTTCTGACATGAAAGTGCCTCCTGGGCAATAAAAAAGCGCCCACCTGGGGCGCTTGGATGTGACGGGCCGACGAAGAGCTACGCGACGAACGCGAAATCTTCGGGTTTGATTTCGCCGCGAGACAACTTGCGGCGCAGGGCATTTATCACGTCGTCGTTCAACGTGATCGGCTTACCCTTGTTCTTCCCCGCCGTGTAAACACGATCGGGTTCTTCTTCACGAAGTTTCTTGGCTTCATTGGTCGCTTCGATCCACAGCTTTTCGGCTTTGAGATACGCGGCCTTACCTGCCCAGTCTTCGTTCTTGAACACCGGAACGACCTTGCAGTCACAACCGGTATGCCATTGCTCCATGTAGTCGGAGATGTCCTCACCGTTCAGGTGCATCTCGACAGCAGAGAGGTGGTCCAGGTCAAGACCCGCTGTGACAGCGTCCATGTAGACCGGACCACGGGAGATGAGCATCAGGCACCACGCGCAGGTTTCCCTACCTGTGGCTACCCGCGCCCACCCCTGAACACGACGAGACTTCTTGCGAAGCTGGTCTTCTGAGAGTTCGTCCGCCAGATCGGTGTCCGATTCGACGGCTTGGATAATCTGCCGTCTGGCACCGTTCTCTACAGATCTAACCGCGCGGAGCGCGATGTGTTCCACCGCGTCTCGGCTAGACCGCATCTCCATCAGATCCCGGCGAACCGGTTCCATGTCGAACACAAAGTCGCTGAACTCGTAGTTCTCGATGAACCGGTCATGCCTTGGCAGATCGGGGAAATGCCTGGCCCGCTGGTCGTCGTAGAACTTACGACCGAGAACCGCTGAATCCCAACGGCCTTGTTGCACCGCAGGGAACAGCAGTTCTAGAGACTTGCCCCAGTTGGCAAGGGACAGCGATTGTCCTGCCGCCACGATGAATTGGGCGAACGACTCTACGTACCTAGCGACGGCTGCGGAGATGGCGAGCTGTGCGGCTGCGTACTCCTCCGGTGTCACTTCGTACTACCGGTGCTAGCGAGCTTCTTGGTCGCCGGGTCCGGTTTAGGTGTCGCATCGGCAACGGCCTTCGTCTGCGCGTAGAGGTCGGTGAGGATTGACTGACGATCCTCGGCGTCCCACTCGCGCATCTGGTCCCGCTGCTCCGAGGTGTATCCGAGATCAATTCGGGTTTGTTCCTTGGGGACTGGGCCTTGTCCGTTGGCGTACAGCTTGGTAGCTGCGTCTGCCTTAGCCGAGATCGTCGGCGTGGACGGGTCGCGCCACACGGTTTCAAGCCGGTGGTATTCCTCGGGGACTTCTTTACCCATGACCTTGGTGGCGAGGCGCATAGCGCGCTCCCAGGAGCCTCCGAACATCCGCGCCTTGCGCTCGCAGGTCTTGACCAACCGCGACTCGGAAGCCTGGATGGCTTCCGCCGAGGCGGGGTTGTCTGACGAGAACGAAAGGTACTGCGGGGGTAGTCCGGTATACGCGGCGAACTGCTTGGCGAGTTCGTTTAGTTCCTCTGCGAAGTTCCGAAGGTCGGCTGCCGAGAACTCGAAGGACTTGCCTTGCGGATTCGAGAGCGCCAGAAAACGCCCGTAGTACAACTCAGCTGTAGACGCCACATTGCCGTCGACGTTTGTCAGCTGTCCTCGGTCAACGCCGAAGAACCCTCGTAGAGGCACCGCGATCAGTTCCGAAGCCGCTTGCAGGTTCATCAGAGTTCGGGCGGCTGCGTCGGTAAGGGATCGGATCTCAGGGGAAATCTCGGACTGGCCCTGACGGTCAGACAGTTTGGCGCGGTTGACCAACGGGACCACCGGAACAACACCGAGGTTGTGAACCACGGGCTTGCCGTCCTGAATCCACTTGGATGCGGGACCCTGGTCTCGTCGTAGGTAGATGGTGCGGTCGGGGAGCAGAAGGGTGGCGGCGTCCGCTACAGCTCGTCCTTCGATAAGTGCGTTGGGGTCTGTGGAGTCGAGGTGGTAGAACCGACAAGCCCTCGTCACGTTGTGGGTACGCGGGTCTAGCTCCGCGTACATCGACAGCGGGGATTCCAACCGGATCAGCGGGTAGTCCGCGTCGTCGTTGGGTCCGGGGGCTGCAATGGTTATGTACGAACGTCGGAACGTCATGGCGTCCATGTGGCCTAGACCCGACTCTTCGTCCAGATCGTTGTCCTGCCACCACTGCCAAAGTTCCTCTACGCCTTCGGATTGTCCGTTGACTCGGAACCCTTCGACGTCTAGTCGTTCCTCGATGGCGCGTAGGTACAACGCGGGCCAACCGACGTTCACCCGAAGCTTTCGCATCTCGGGGGGTACGCCGAGGCCGATGGTCTCCAGCCTGTAGCTGGAGTCCAAATACGACTCAGACTGTTGAAGTTCGCCCATCTGGCCAGATAGGACGTTCTGGAGGTGGGTTACGTGGTCCTCGTATTCCGTCACGCGTACACCACCCCTCCCTGTCCAGAGTTGTTGTTGCCCATTAGGAATTCCTGTCTGCAACCGAAAGCCAGAACTGCACAAACAGCGGCGTCGATCTTGCGCTTTGAGTCTTTAGTGGCCTTGCGGATCGCTATGGCGTCGTACGTCGTCGGAAACCGCTTGGCGTTCAACACATGCGCTCGAAGAACTGGATCTCCGTCGTGGACTACCTCTCGTTCGATAACTGCGTCTAGGAACCGCTCGCAATCAAGCGCGAACTTCTTTTGGTTCCCCCGCATGTCAAAGGCGACAGGGTTGTTCGGAGATGCGTTGACTTTCAGCCGGTCCTTGAAATCGCGGCCCCACAGGTCGACGTACGCCTCGAACTCCTTGACGTCAGCCCTGAAACCGACTACGTCGTAAGCCTCGAAACACGACCGGACAGTTGCATCTACCTGATCTCGGGGGACTTCCTCTCCTGGGAACTTCAGCGGGTTCCACGCGTTGATCAAGAACAACATCCCGTCGTGTACCCGACAAGCAACCAACGCCGTCCAGTCGTTCGACTTAGATCCGTCGAACCCCAACGTGATTCGATCGCCTTTGTTGAGTTTGTACAACGGGTCGTACATCGCCAACCGGTCCCACTGCGTAGGCGCTATCCACGCGTCCTCTGCCGCGTTGACCTGGTTTAGAAACTTTCGTCGGGACTCCGTGATCGGGTTCTTGACGTCTAGGATCGACTTGACGATTTCGTCTACGGGTAGCCAGTACGAATCACCCCGCGCTACCTCTACACCCTGGCGTAGCTTTTCTACGCCAGCTGCGAAGCCCTCGGGGTCTTCCTTCTCGGAAGGGATCTCGGATACCGGTGTATCCGGGGGTGCTTCTAAGGCGTCGTAGAGAAGTCCTGTATCTACCGCCGAACCTTGTTCTATCGCAGCCCATGTGTCGTACACACGCTCGGCTACGGAGTCGTTTCCGGGGATGTGGGCGTTGCAGATAGCCAACTTCCGAGAACCCGGTATCTTGGTCACGTTGCCTTCGATCACCGCGTCCATCGCGTGACCGTCGTTTACTTCACCCGACGGTCCCGAACCCCACCACTGGATTTCGTTCTCAATGACGAACGTGGGTCGGTTGCCCTCCATGGACGCGGGCGACGAAGTCGCGGCGCTGATCTGGCCACCGATCTCCGAGTAGATGACGAACTTGTTGACATCTAGCCCGTAGGTCTTTCGCAGCCTGTTCGAGATCATTACGGGGAACAGCGAAAAGGTGTTCTTCGTCTGATCTTGGCTGACCGCCGCAACCGTGATCCACGCAGCGTGCCGGGGTTTACCTACCGGATTATCGTTCTCGTCAAAGTCTGAAAACGCAACGGGGCCACACAGTTCTACGAGCGCCAAGGCCGCTACCAGCGGGTCCTTTCCTGCGCCCTTCATCCTGCGGAAGCAACCTTCTCGGTATACGTATTGCCCTGCTTCGTCTACCGCATACCACCAGAGAAGGAACCGAGCCTGCTCTAGCGTGGGTATGAATGGTCCAGCCCCTGCGGGGGAGTTGACGTACTCATACAGCCAATTGATAACGCCCCACCCGAGAGTCTTCTCGGGTAGATGCCAACCGCCGTCCACCGTCTTCTGCCAAACAGGTCCGATGATGTGTGGGGGAGTCGGAGCAAGCTCTACGGTCACTCCGACCCCCTCTCTCTTTAGATGTCTCTCAAGAACCTCACGGCGGGTTCCCAGTTGTAGTTGTGCGGGTTCAGGTTCGAGAAGAACGTCAGGGCGTCGATCATGGCTTGAGCCATAGCAAGACCTTCCTGAAGTGGACGCTGACCCAGCTCAATCAACTGGTGCACAATCGAATCCGGCCCGTCGAACCAGTCGGTCGCCTTGAACACGATCTTGCAGATAGCACGCTTGTACTCGTCTTTGTCGTTGTCGAAGTTGCACGCGTACATGTCTTTACGGTGTGCGTAGTCCCGCACCTCGAACGGTGCGTCTTCCAGGCCCTCCAACAGGTCCCACGCCACGATGCCGTGTGACTCCGGGGGTGCTACCTCGTATATCCACTCATCAAAATGAGCGATGCCCTTCTGGCGCATAGGGTTACCCCAGAAGACAACCTTCTGTACATCGCCAAGACGGTGATGCAGAGAACCGTTCGGGTCCATGATCTCGTGCTTGAGAACCATCGCCACCGCAACCGCGCCTTGGGAATACCCGGCTAGGTTGATCTTCCCCGGCTTGGAGTTGATCTGTAGCACCAGTTCGTTGTACGCCTGCATGATCGATGGCCACATCGGGAACGCCGACGCGGAGTAGTTTCCGATCGGCTGCCACCGGTAGAGGTCCAAGACCTCCCGAGCGACGTCGGCGGGGATACCCGGACCCAGCGGGTCGGGCTGGCCTGTGCCGTGGACGGTGAACAGCCACGGCTTCTCTACTACCGCGATTCCGAGGGCTCTAAGGTCGTCGTCGGACACGATTCCGTCGATAGGCTGTCCAGTACGCCGCTCGTACTCCCACTGCCACGCACGGGCTCTGGGGCCGTATTCGTCGGTATCTTGGGGTAGTTCGCCACACGTACGGGCGTAGCCCGCGAACCGCTTGGCCATGACCCGTCGCCATTCTCGGACCGTCTCGTTGCGGTCTCCGAGATTAATTGGCATGTTCGTCCAGCCACTTGGTAGCGGCTGCGAATGCGTCTTCGTCTACCTTGGCAAGAATCGCCTTGGCCAGCTTGGAATCGGCCTCACGTCCGGGCTCGTCCGTTTCAGATACCGCCAGCAAGAGGGCGACCGCCTGCGGGTCGCCGTAGTCGACGGCTAGCTTCTCCACGAGCATCACGTGCACGTTTCCGTCTGCGGTCCAAGCGAACCCGGCGCAGGTGTTGACTTCCTTCTCGTACGGCCACCGGAGCGGGCTCAACGACTTACGTCTGATCTCTGCGACCTGACGAAGCAGGTTCCGGTCTTCTTCGGTGAACATGTCGTCCTCTTCGGCGGAAAGTAGTTGTAGAAGCGCGTCGCCTTGAAGAAGGGCGCGGTTGTACCGGTCGCGGCGGTCGGTGAGGCCGTTGGTCCCACCGTTGATTCGCAGCGTTACCGTGTACAGGTCGCCCTTATCCGACAACGCGTTGATGTCCGGGCGGGCTACCGTCCAGTACCACGCAGCGCCTAGACCGGCCCATTGCAGGTCGGCTAGCTCGCGGGGGTTGTCAACGAAGTACGTTGGACTGACGACCAATCCCTTGTTGAAACACCACTGCGAGAACTGCGCGTAGTTCGACTCCCACGTGATCTGAATCCACGTACGACCCTTGTACTTCCACCGGTCGGTCGACTCGTCGCCGTTGTCGTATTCCTCGGTAGCGTTGAAGCCGTCCGATTCGTGGCCGATCTGCGCCAGCCACATGGCGATACGGTTTACGTTCGTGCAAGAAGCCGCTTGCAACCCTTCACGAACCGCGCCGAGAATTTCAGTAGCCCGACCAACGCTGAGACCAGTGGCCGCTGCAAGGACGTTGACAGCACTCGGAGTAGCACTCTGAGATCCACGCCGGAAAGTAGAAAAGCCATCTGCCCGTATCTTTCTAGCGATGAAGTCTGCGGTGTGTGGGTTCTGGTAGGTGTTGATGTCCCCACCGTTAGCCAGGCTTGCCAGCTGAAAGTGCATGGCGTCTTTGGGGTTTGACCAGTCGTTACCAAAGAAGACGGTGCCTTCGTAGAAGTCCTGAATCTCTTTGATGGTCGCCAGCTGAGCCGCATTCCAGCCCGCATTAGGCACCTGGAAGGGGTGTGAGTTCCAGTTGTAGTCGAAGGCCGTTCCGCTCAGATGGTTCGACGTGCTGACGTCGTTCGTAGCGGTCCAAGAAGCCGAGTCGGCGTCTCGCATCGGTTCGACGTAGGCGTTCAGGTCTGCTGCAAACGCTCGCAGTATCGCCAGCGGTTGTCCGCTCTGGATTTGTAGCGTCGCAGACGTGCCGGGGATGTTGACCCATTCGCACGAGCCCTGATCCACCATCGGCCAACCGTTGGAGCTGTAGTCGTACCCGTAGACCGTGCGGCGTGCCATGTGACTCCTACTTCAGGAACTTGAAAATCAGGTCGAATCCGGGGATGGCCTTCTGAAGGGCTTTGGCGAATCGGGCTGCCAGAGTGTCGAAGATCTTGTCGTCCAGCTGGCCGGGAATCAGGTCGGTAATCTTGTCGACCGCCGAAGGGATCTCCGCGATGACATACCCGGAGACCTTCTTGGCGAAGTCTTCTACCAGTTCTGGGTGCTTCTTGATGTAGTCGAATACTGCTGTAACGAACAGCGACATAAGGTAATTCATGTTTTCCTCTCGGATGTTGGTTGTCTGGTAGCTCACGAAGGACTCGAACCCTCACTGACGTGTTCCTAAGACACGTGCCTCTGCCAAATTGGGCTAGTGAGCCTGGCGCGGGGGCTCCCCTCTGATAGGGGACCGCCCGCATGGCGGAAGGTAGAGGTGTCGAACCCCCAGAATGGTTACTGTCTGCCGGTTTTCAAGACCGGGTGCCCCAGCCGGGGGCATACCTTCCAGCTGTCCAGAGAACCCCGCCCGCGTCATGGCTCCGAGGCCAGAGAGGCGGTTCGCGGGGACTTCTGGTGTATTCAGTTATTCGTGGTGTCTCAGAGCCGGATCGAAAGGTTGTTCCACGGTCGTGGTACCTGGGTATAGGTACTCACAGATGCGGATCTGGATCTTCGATTCGATCGCCACGCCGTTTGATTGGACGTTCTCCATACCTGCGAACACCGCGCCGGATACCGGCTCGTAGTAGCACGTGCAGTTGTATCCCGACACAGATCCGGCGTGTCCGAACCAGTTTGCGATGTTGAAATACGCAGGGCCGTAACCGTAGTAAGACGGCCCTTCGTACGGCCATACGTCCGACGAGTACACGGCGATGTTCTCGCGGAACGCGTGCATCTCGGGGCTTATACCCCATCCGTCGCGCATAGCCTGACCCCAGCGCTGTATGTTGTCGATGGTCGACACTAAAGCGCCTGCGGACCCGACATACTCGGGGTTGACTACCGTCCAGTCTTGTAAACCGAAGATGCCCGGACCAAGTCCACGACTGTAGGGTTCCGGCATGTTCGGGCTATCTGGCCAAGACGTCTCGGTCAGCCCTAACGGAATCCAGATGTCTTCCTTGAAGATGTCTCTACACCGTCGACCGGTGGCGGCTTCGAGGATCTGACCTAACACGATCATTCCCGAGTTGTGGTACGCGAAGTTCGTTCCAGCGGGCCAAGTAACCGGGTGACTCTTGATGATGTTCATCTGTGTAGCCACGGTGACCGGGAACGTGGGAAACAGGAGCATGAAGACCCCGTAGGGGAACATGCCGATGCTTCCGGCCTGGAACTCAAACAACCCGTCGCGCATACCCAGAAGGTGCCGGATCTTGATGTTGTTTCCGTCCGGCATACCCGGTATCCACTTCTCTAGAGTGTCATCGAGAGAAAGGACTCCTTTGTCTACCTGCATCAGGATCGCTGTTCCGGTAAACGATTTGGTCAGGCTGCCGATACGGAAGTGGTGTGTAGTCGACAACGGGTACGACGTGATACCGGGTGACGCCGGGGACACGCCATACGATTTGGTGTAGCTGCCTTTGGGTCCGGTAATCGAGATCATCACGCCGGGCTGGCCGTCTTCAGCCATGCACTGCGCCACGATGTTGTCGATCGCTGTCCGATCCTCCAACGACAACGCACCGTCTGTGAGAGTTCTGGTGGTTACCGCGTCGTACGGAGACGACTCAGCGCTACCCGAAACTGCTGTAGCGGTGAGGGTGTACGTCGAGTTGGGGTCGAGACCTGCGAACGTGTAGGCAGGCGAGCCCTGGGGCGTGGGTGTGACCTTCACGCCGTTTTTGTAGAAGTTGTATCCGGTGACAGTTCCGGCGTCAGGTGGAAGCCCGTTGACCTGAACCTTGATTACCGTCTGGGTGACCTCGGTGACTGCGACGCTGACTCGGTGGTACTCGATGCTCTCGGCGGTCCACTCGATCTTAGTGAACCCGTCGCCGCCTTTACCAGCTGTCGCCACGGTGTTTCCGGCTCCCGCGCCTCCACCACCGCCGCCGAACATGCCGCCGTCTGCGCCGTTGCCTCCGGGGGCGAACCAGGCTCCAGCTCCACCGCCACCGCCAGCTCCCGCGTTGGGGATGATGGAGTTCGGGGGCTTGACTCCGGGTTTGACCGAGTCGGTTCCGCCAGCTCCACCGGTAACGGTGGTTGAGTTACCGCCCTTACCGCCTGGGGTCTTGGTGGTGTCCGAGGTGTACGGTCCACCCGCACCGCCGCCCGCTCCCGCGTTGTTGGCGTTGTTCGCACCGGGGTTGGTTACCGTGCTGGTTGCGTCGCCACCGGGGGAGCCGGGGTACACGACGACACCGGACATGCCGGTGATCGAGTACGAGCCGCCCGCGCCTCCTGGGATGGTGAAAGGGGTAGAACCGACTGTGGTCGCACCCGTTGAGCCCTTCTTGCCGCCTTTAGCGGTTAGATTGACCCCGCCGCTGGAGAATACGGAGTCGCCCCCGTCGCCCTTGCCGCCTTTACCCTGGACGACGCTGTACGTAGCGCCCATCTCGGTAACCGGCACCCACGTCCGATCGATGCGGCCACCGCCGCCTCCACCTGAGTTGGCGGTCCAAAGTCCTGTAGCCCCTTCGCCACCCGCCCCTCCAGCTGCTTGGAGTGTTACCCACGCGCCGGTAGCACCGTACGGGACCGGGTAGTTGGTCCGTTCGATGTTGTTTTCGGTGATCGGTGTGAACGCGTTCCATACGTCGGTGGGACCGATGCTTACTTTTGTGGCTTCTGTTGCTCCCGAGGACAATTTGGAGACGTCTGATTCTCCGACAGAGATCCCCGCCACTACGGAGTCCTTACATAGACCGTCGTCGGATCTTTAGTGGTGATCGCTGTGTACTGCGCTTCGGTGCCCACCCACAAGGTGAGAGCGAGAGGACCGGCGTTGTTGGCACCTACGACGACAGCGGGTTTCCCGGTGATGTCGGCCCAGGCGCTCGCCCCGGCAGGACCGGTGGGTCCTGCGGGTCCGGTTAGACCTGTGTCGCCCTTAGGGCCGGTCGGCCCGGCTGGGCCTATGTCGCCCTGCGGGCCTTTGATAGGAGCCTCGAACCAGGAAGATCCGTTGGATACGTAGAACTTTCCGGTATCCGCTACACCCCACACCTGGTTGGTATGTGAGCTAGCAGCGGGCAGTGACGCCAGGTTGGCTGCGGTGCCGTCGATAGACAGCCCGTCGCCCTTGGGGCCGGTAGGTCCAGTCGGTCCCGTGGGTCCGGTAGGACCGGCAGGCCCTACGGGGCCGAGCGGTCCAGCGGGTCCGGGCGGGCCGGTTAGACCTGGAGATCCGGGGATAGAAAGCAGGCGTTCCCGGTAATTGTGTGGTTCGCCGATAACGCCCATGCGGTAATCCCTTAGTCAGTTCTTGATTTCCACGGTTGCGGCTGCATACGGCCAACCCGACGATCCGTCTGGCTGCGTAACCGCTCCGTCCGTGGTTGTGGAGTCCTTGGTATTCAGTAGGAGTGATCGGGAGCTTGACGGCCCCGCTACCACTCGACGCGTGTATCCCGCTGGTGCAGAACTCCATCCGCTGCCGTTGAGGAATGCGGATGAGTGGAAGTGCAGGAGTATCGAAGTACCGTCTGTATGGTCGAGCGTGATGGCGGGTGCGGTGATGTTCACGCCCTGACCGCCCACCGATGCGTGTCCACCGATCGGAGTCGTTGCGTTCTGTCCACGCAGGACTACCGCGATCATCTGCTCACCCCACGTCCACGAACCCGAGGTTGTGTTGGTTGCAGTGGCCTTGAACTGCGCTGTGGTGATACATGATTGACCGGATGTGGTGTTGGCGTTATCGATGTATACCCAATCCGGTACGGTTCCGCCTGCCGTTGGCTTGGTCGGTGCTGTGTTCTGAGCGTCGAACGCGGCCAACACAATCAGGTCTCCGACCTGGTGCGTTGGTATCGTCACAGAACCGCTCGTACTAGCGTTAGCGCCGATGAATTGAACCGGCGTAGAGGCTGACCAAACCTGGTTGGTGCCCAAGTAGACGCTGAGCACACTCGTAGTCCCAAGTTTGAGACCGGCCAGGGAGGTTGATCCGAGATAAACCGCCACCGGTCCTCCTACGTTGTGAAATACAGGGTGTTCGCGTCTTTCGAGCCGAGAGCCGTGTACTGGGCTGCCGTTCCCACCCAGACGGTTAGCGATGTGGTCGTGCCGTTGTTAGAACCGACGACCTTTCCGGTTCCCAACTTCGACATAGCGATAGCCGCCGAGTTGTTGATGTCGGTGTCCGTGATCGTGCCGTCCGCGATCTGCGTCGTGGTGACCGCACCACTGGCGATCTTGGCGGTGGTGACAGAACCATCGGTGGGTGTCCGGGTGTCGGACAGCCGGGAGTCGTTACCGATACAGACGGTGGAACTGGTAGTGCCCGTTGGTATGCGAGCGATAGCGAGCGTGCCCGCGTTCACGTCCGAGGCGTTGTGCGTGTGCGCCGTAGGCGTGCGAGCATCCGAGAGCCTGGAATCGTTTCCTTGGCATGCGGTGCCAGCTGTCGAGCCGTAGGACACGGCGAATGACCTATTTGTGGATAGGTCACCGCCACCGGTAAGACCTGTTCCGGCTGAAACCGTTGTGGTCTTATCTGCTTTCAGTCCTATGTTGGTCGAGACGGTCGTCGCAAAGTTCGGATCGTCGCCTAGTGCGGCTGCGAGTTCGTTAAGCGTGTCCAGCGTTCCGGGGGAGCCGTCGACTAACGCGGATACGGCGTTAGATACCGCCGTGTTGAGCGCTGCGGTGGTCACCTCTCCGGGAGGTCCCTGCGGGCCTACGTCTCCGGTGTCACCTTTGGGACCGGTCGGACCGGTGTCTCCGGTATCACCCTTGACGCCTTGAGGACCCTGGTCGCCGGTATCACCCTTCGGACCCACGGGTCCTTGGGCTCCGGTGTCGCCCTTGTCCCCTTTGGGACCAGTCGCTCCCGTAGCCCCGGTTGCACCTGTTGCTCCGGTCGCTCCCTGCGGCCCTTGCGGACCAGTTGGTCCTACCGGGCCTTGGAAGGGTATACCGTCGCCATCCGCTGGCCAGCCAGATCCGTTCCAGAAGTACAAGAGACCGTCTGCGATCACCAAGTAGGTGTCGCCCGTCGATGCCGACGCGGGTAGGTCGGCGTACGTCGGTACAGAGCCCGAAAGCTCTATGCCGGTGCCGTCTGCCCCAGCCGGTCCGGTCGCTCCAGTTGGACCCTGGGGTCCGGTATCGCCTTTATCTCCCTTGGGGCCAACGGGTCCCTGGATTCCGGTCTCGCCGGGTATGCCTTGTAATCCGGTATCGCCTTTGTCGCCCTTAGGTCCCTGGGCTCCCGGTTGTCCGGGAGTAGACAGGATGCGATCACCGATGTCTCCGAGAACTGATTCTATGATCATCCGACTCGTGAAACCCTTCCGGCGTCAATACCTTCACCGCCAGCGGGCTCACCGTCAGGCAGAAAGACCAGCTGCCACAAGCACCGGTCCGCGATCTTGTCGGTCTCTTCCGATTCGACCTTGATGTGGGCCATCGAGCCTTCCAGCTCGAAATTCCAGATCGTTAACGGGTGCTTTCCGGGCTTGACGATGTCTACCTTGACGCTCTCGTACCCGTTCACCCCTGTAAGACCTGAGTCATCAACCGCCAGAGCGGGTTGTACGTCGTTTCCGAGCGCTCCGATGAACATCACCTGGTACGTGTGGGTCCAGTAGAAGTCCAAGTGGACGATGCTGAACACACCGATAAGCGAGGCTACCGAGTTGAACAAGTTGACGATCATCGTTGACGTCACGTCGACGGCGAACGTGATCAACCCAACCTCGTCAAACGACTTGGTAGAGGTGATCTTCAGGACCAAGTTCAGGTTGTCGTGGATCGTGAAGTCGATATCGACGCCCAACAGATCCTCGAACGTGCCGAAAAAGCCGTTCAGTGTTGCGTTTACGGTGTTCACCAACTGCTCGGTAAGAACGTGACCGGCGTTGACGTTGAGATCTAGTTCCCACGTGGGGTACAGGCTGGAAGGCTGTACAAAGACGTTTCCAGCCCCGAGGGTAGGTAGGGCCTCCAGCGCGTCGGTGATGTCGCCAGAGAGGTTCTGGGGGTTCTCTACGACGTCGTTGTAGTCGATAGGGGCGGTCCACTGACCGCCGAAACCGAGCTTGTACGTACCGCCGTTGGCTCCGGTGACGGTGACCTTCTGGAGGGCGTTGTGCTCGCCTCCGGTCTGGAGTTCGAAGTACATTTGACCGGCTGGATAGTCGACCGGTTGCTTGTTCTCGTCCACCAGCTCGAAATTCCAGGCGAAATCCCTGCCCTTCCAAAGGACTAGCGTGCTGCCTTCTGGCCGTAGCCCGATATCGGACATGGATCTCCTTGAAAGTTGTTCCGGGGGAGCGGAGCCGGTAACGCCAACAGCGGAGCAGTTGGCTCGGAGGCACCAACTTCGTTGGATGCCGTCGGGGCTCGCGGCGAGAGGAGGCCGAGACTGACGCTCCCCCGGTGGATCATGTGGTTTGTGCGCCGAGCACTTGCTTGAAGTGGTCGGCCATCGTCAGAACCTTGCCGCCGTCAGCGGTAGGCCCTGGGTTCCGTTCGATCTCCATCCGAACGCGACGGCGGTCTCCTTCGGTGAGAAGGAGGGTAGACATCATCTGGTTCAGCACTTGGAGTTTCATCACGCCAAGCGGCTTCTTCTTGCCTTTGTTGTCACCCGATTGGTACACAGCGTTGAGTTCTTCGTTCAGCGCGTACATCGTCAGCCGAGCGAACTGCCAATCCGAGGGCTCGTAGTAGTTCGATTGAGCCGACTGTCTAATCGACTCGTAGAACTCGACTACGAACGGGTGCGGGTTCTCGAGACCTAGATCGGGAACAGGTACCTTGCCGATCGCTACCACCTTCTCGGTAGGGATCTCCTGCTCGTTCCGACGAACTCGCTGATCTTCTCGTTTCGGGATTGGACCTCTGGTACCGATGATGAGCCTCCTGGGCTAGAGAAGGCTCCTGGCCTTCAGCGTCGCCCTGGGTGGCGTTCGGGGGGACGCTTGCGTAGGGCTCTGAGTTGTCGTTGGCGGTCGTTACCTTCCGCACTCGACTTGCGGGCGTGGCACTTACTGCATGCAGCCCGAAGGTTCTCGTCCGAGTGATCGTCACCACGAACGATGTGGTCGACGTCCGAGGCTGTTACGAGGCAGCCGAAGGACTCGATCTGACAGAGGTGGTTGTCTCTGTCGAGGATTCGACGTCTGATCTCACCCCAGTTGGGCGGCAGCCGAAGGTTCCGAGACGAACCGAACCAACCAGACATCCGCCCTCCGAACGTAGTGAGGAGTGAGTGAGGTACGAAGTACCGAACGAACGACGAACGGAGTGAGGACCGGTGTCGACGGAGCCCCCGAAAGGGCTCCGGAGACCGACCTCGGACGCATCTCATGCGTCCTTCGGACTCCGGGTCCGCGACCCGGCCTTTAGGGGCCGGTCACGGCCCACCAACCGTAATTCCGTTACGTTAAGTAACTACATTACGTTGGTATACCGTGAGGCCGAAGGCCGAACCGACGAGAAGAAGCCGGGGACTCGGCTTCGCCTCGTCCTATATAGAGAGAAGATTTTCTTCTCTTACCCTCTCATATAGGGAATAGGCGCACCCTGCGCCGTAAATGGGTCTATGTTACTGAATTGTTACCTATTTCACAGCCTTTTTATGGTCCACCTGGAACTTTACATACGACCCGAATGGGTGTTCGACTTCTAAACCCGTACACGATGGCTCCTCCGGATTACCGCCCGATCCTGGGGGCCGGGGGAGGGGTGTCCCCCCTGGGGTACCCGCCGACGCTCACCGCCGCGTCGGCCCCGAGGGCGCGCCACACCGTGCCCCTCGCGCCCTCCCCACTCCTACCCACCACCGTGTGCATGCGTGTGTGCGTGGTGTTCACATTCGTATGCACGCACCCCTTGACATACGACCCGTATGTGGTAGGCTGGTCGTATGACAAGCACATGGAAGCAACTAGCCCTCGCTACACTCACCGTTGGTGCGTTCTGGGTAGGACTGCCCACCGCAGTAGAAGCCCACGCACAACCCCTCCCGGTGTGCCAAGAGGAGGATGGGAATATCGACGGGAAACCGTGCAACTGGACCGACCCTGACACGGGCGCGGTGTACTACGTGACATCGGAGAACTACCGATAACCCCCACCGCCAACGGCCCTCCCTTCGGGGAGGGCCTTTTTTGTGTCCCTGTGCGAGCACAGACGGCCCGTCAACGGTGTGGCGGTATGTCGGTAACCCCGATACCGCACAGGGCCATACAACCGCCTCAAATTGCGACTTGACATACGACCGGTAATGAGTTAGAGTACAGATACAACTTCAGAGCGGGCATACAACGTCAAGTGAACCCATACGCCAGCGGGTGAGCGAGCGCATAGAGCCAAGCAACACGGCTTGACATACGGCCCACAATCTGATAGTTTACAAACACAACTGAATAGCAAGGACCGGCCCCCTAGTGGGATGTCGCAGCCGTCGCAAACGGTGTGGTCCACAACAACCCGGTGAGAATCGGACGCTGCTACAGGCGACGCCAAGCGCACGCAGCACTACATACAGACAGCATGAGAGATCGCCAGCGAGCGTGGTTAGTAGATCGCGATGACCTGGTGTTCACAAGCGAGTAGCGAGAGCTTGTGATGAAACGGCGTGCTAAAGGTTGGCCACCATACGGCTGGTCTGGGTCTCAGACCTAAGAGACAAAACTACAGCCCGCAAGGGCAGTCACGGCAGGTTCGCCCTCTCGATATGACCGTAGAGGTTTGGTTCGATTCCAAACGTGGCACTGGAAGATTTGAGCTACTACCGATAAGGACTAGATAGATGAACGCATACACCACATATGTCTACGTGCGAGCTGACGGCACTCGCATACCCAAGCTCTACGTCTCCACCAGTTCTAAGGAATACGCAATGCACCTCTACCGCACAAAGTATTCCAAGTTCCATCCGGGTGGAGTTGATGCGGTACCAGAAGATGACGTTTGGCCATTAATTCTGGCCGATAACGGACTCTCGGCCTAATCCCCTACTGCATACCAAGGATAGAAACAATGGACCACGATAGCGATTGCAGCGGGCATTGTAGTACGCGCGAATTGAAGCGGTGCAAGACAGGGTTTGCAGTGGAACTACATGAATTGATTGGCATAGACATATCGGCCGTACTGCATGCTTTGGGTGTGCCCTACGACACCCGTCCCTAACCCACATACCAACTAATAGACATTTTTATTTACCCACGCACTTGACATACGACCCGAACGAAGTTCGGGGCGTCCAAGCGCCGTGATCTTCGATCACAAGCGCACGGCCTAAGGAGACAACGATGTCCACCAACCAGGTTCGTACCACCATCTACGCGTACATAGACGGACGGGTGTACGTGTCACGCGGTAGTTCGTTCGTGCGGGTCCGATAGGTATGAGCATGTTGATACACCTCGTGGTCGCCGGTGTGTTCGGTGTTGTAGCCGTCGCTGTCGCCACTAGAGGTTTGACGAGATACGAACGCAGACACCCAACTACACGGGACTAGGAGGCACATCATGACTGAAAAGGATCTAATCGCCCTCATCGAAGCTGAGGGAGAAGCCATCGAAGCCAACCCGGACGCCCCAATAACCGACGAAACCAAAGTCACTCGTGGACGCCCAGTCAAGGGCGAGTAAGGGGGAAAGACATGAGCGACGTAACGGACCGTATAGACAAGATCGACCAAATGCTGTTCGACGCTGGCGTAATGGTGCTTTCGGCGAAGACTGGGGCGCAGCGTAAGGCAGCTGACCGCAAGATCATGGACGCCCGTGTAGAGCTGATGAGACTGCGATCGAGGTTCGGATGAGCGACTCCGCAAAACCACCAAGCGACAAAGAAATTGACGACGAATTAATGCTCGCCATCTACGGGTATGACCCCAACGATAAATACCCCGAGTGGGGTAACGAATCGATGCGTAAGGCATACCTGGCGGGTTGGGGGGACGGTCAACGTGTCTGATCCTGCAATCTCTGCCGCACAACGGGCGTGGGGAGACAGGCGGGGTTCCAAAATCGCATGGAAAGTCGGAATCGCCGCTGCCCGTGAGATGGCTAAGACGGTACGGGAACTACACAAACCTTTCAAGGTGTACCCGGACAACGAGATTGAACTGAGAAGACGCCGATTAGGTCGGTCGCAACTAGCCCATCTACGTACCGGCAAGGTGGAACTACCCCCGCAGATCAGGTGTGACCACTGCTACGACGAAGACGGCGATCCTGTTGCGTGGCCCTGTGAGACCGCTAAACGGGTCTACCCAAGTGAGGAACTGAATAAATGATCAGTGAATACAGAAGCGGATATCTGGCGCGGTCCGGTTCAACCTGGTATTGGGTCGGCAGTCACGTAACGAACTGTCGGTGCACTTGCACTTGGACACACGAGTTTCGAGACCCAAGATGCGTGGTGACCTGGTGATAGCAGCGGACACATTGTTGAACCACCAATTTCAACCCGTAAATCACGCCAGTATCGGTTCCGAGGACCACTGTGCCTGTGGGTTTCGGCCACGAGGTTGGGCGGAGTGGGTCTGGCACGTAGAGGAACTAGGACTATGAGCGACAAAGCAATTGCGGAAGTAATAGAGCGGCTAGAGGCGGATGAGAAACGCAGCACTGAACAGATCAACGAGTGCTACCAATTTGCCCACCGGTACCCGAATGTTCCCGCGAACTGGGAAGCAGTGGCGGAATGTCGCGGCGAGCTGTTCGGTATCCGTAGATCCCTCTCCTATCTGCGCGAGGTGCAGTCATGACCGATTCTTTGAAGGGAAGCCCGTCCCCAAGACGCGGCTGCACTATGTGCACCAGTCCCGTTGGGTGTCTGGCTGGACGGTGACCGAATGAGCCCAGCGAAAAGGATTGAGCCACAAGCCTAACCAGACCGCCCCCGATGGTCGCCGTGACCTCATCCCGCCGTGTTAGGCGTGGCCTCCCGTCCGGTGGCGCACTCGGTTTGCGCCGGGGGCACCAAATCAAAGGTATGACAACAACATAAGGAGTCCAAGACATGAACGATCCGACACCATGGGTGCGCTCTGACGGTACGCGAGTCAGCGACCCAGGAGACAACGTGGACGACTACACGTACGCCCCGCGTAAAGGTTTCGATGACCACAGAAACGATATCGGTTGGCCCAACTTTACGTATTTACGGAGTCAGATATGACAACGCTGTCGGTAGTCGATGTTGAGAGCATCGTGGGGGACATGCCCGCGCAGGCATGTGAAATACCAGACAACCAGATGAATCCGATCTGTAGTAGTGAAGCTGCATGGTTGGCACGCGTCCACCTCAACCTACCTATATGCACTGTGCGGGTTCTCGCGTTCTGCGAATACCACATGACCATAGTAGAAACCATCATCACTAACGACCCGATACCACAATGCTTCAAATGCGGCGACACTAACGATAAGTTCCGCAAGGAACGGCTATGACCGCGTACTACGTCCTACAGATTACAGACCTGTCGGACCCGCACAACCACCGGTATTCCACTGTCCACCCGTCTAATTGGGACGAGGGTGAAGGTTTGGTTGCCGCTCACGCGGCAGACCACGGTTACTCGCTACACACCGTGTTGTGGGTGCAAGATCACCGCCAGTGGCGTACGGACAAAGACGGTGTGTCCGTAGCTTCTGCATACCTGAAACGGGTATTCGAATGACGTTCATCGTGTACGTGTGCCTGATCTTCCCGGTAATCCTTACTATCACAGCGTATTTGGAGGCTTGATGCGTCTTCTAACCCATACCGCAATAGGTTTGGGCCTGGTGCTAGCGCCGTTCGCTACACCTATAGCGGCGCACGCTATACCTCTGACGTGCGAACACCGGGGTACTGCGCACGTCGAAAGACACGGCGGTATCGACAACGACAACGCGTATCACGTGTCTCGGGGTGAGCTACCCAACTGCGATAAGGGCGATGCAGATTCTCATCCGGTGGTGACACCCACGGCCCCAACGACATACGTCCCGGTACCGGTTCAGACCGAAGAAGATGAAGACGACGATGACCATCATCATTGGCACAGGAAGAACAAGTGGTGGAGAGATGACTGAAAACAATGACTTCTGGGGTTGGTCTGACCTGGACCACAAACAGTTGATGTCCGACCTGGGTATCGGTGGAGACGCGATTACCGCTGCGTTGGAACAGGGTTTGGAACTCGGTAAGGGATCAGCCGGTGGTCTCACCGAGATTTGGAATATCAAGACCGTAGACGAAGAACCCAACGATATATGACATCCCGAACATGCCCTTATGGGCACACGATCAACACCAGTCAAGACCGGGTGCAAGGTATGTGCCGCACCTGCCGCCGTGAACGGGACCGTAGACGGCTCTCAGACCTACGTGCGGCACGACTTGTTGTGCAGACGACAGAGTCCTTAGGGGTAGAGGTCAGGTACGGCTCCACGTCGTTCACCTGGGATGAGTGGGTGAACTTTGTAACTCAATCAAACAAAGAGGTTTGATATGTCTATTACGACCCCCGTGGAATACGAAGACTTGATGCTCCCCGAAGCCATCAAATTGGAGACGCGGATCTACGACGATCTAGAAGACTTGGACGGGGACCAATCACCCATCGCCGTCAACAACCGGTACTTCTTGCAAACGTTGTTGACACAGGTTCAGGAGCGAATCGGGCATCTTACAACACTTCTCACTTTCTAGATAGGGCACAACTACTCTATCTAGTTGATGAATCTATAAGAACCCGGACATACGTACTGGTCAAGGGCGTCTTTGGTGAACCGAGGTGTGTTAGATAACGACTTGGTAACGAGTGACATACGCGTCAAATCTTTGTGAACACTTGTTGTAATCTGTGTCACAGGACGGGGACTCCTGGTACGTCACAGCCCGACGAAAGGGGCCAGCCTTGCTATGCATTGACTTGACAGGTAGCCTTGAATCATTTGACAGGCAACCAGGTAGGAGGAGCAGGTGGACAAAGCTTTTGCACCCCATTTGATTGAGAAGTACGAAAGGGAGCTGTACAACGCCGGATTAGATATAGACACTATCCGGCAGCTCAAGAATCAAGGATGGAACCAGTCTGAGATCGCGGAGTTCCACGGCGTAACCCGGCAGGCGGTGTCGTACATCTGGAGAAAATACGGCGGCGAGTTAAGCCTACGCCAACGTGTGATCCAGGCTATGCCCTACGAGCCTGGTAGTACTGGCCCGTTCAGCAAGGCAGCCCCAATGGCTTCCCTGAGGGACCATGCTGAGTTCATGATGACGGGGACTACCGACAGGTGGGCCGTCAAGCGAATCAACCGCCTTCGGGGCTTCTACAACAAACTACGGAGCAACAACTGGGTCGTTGAATACGACCCTAACATCCCCTCTGAACCGGGAGTGTCGAAACCGGGTGGGTTCGCCTACCGCCCAAGGGAACCGCGCGACGGGAATCTGCTGATCCGTGTTAACGAGTACACAAATCCAACTGAATACGAAGGAAAGAACATATGGCAATTCCCGCCACAGGACCCGTAGAAAGAAGGCACCCCAGTGCTGCACACCACCCTACCCCAGATTCCCGCTCTTACGATCGCCTCTCTTCCGTGGTTGGTGGCACGAACAGGTGTGTGGCGCGGCTTGCACATACTGCTGGTTAATCGCAGTGTGGAGTTACCGGAAACGGACGACCTGTACCGTCCGGTTGCTGAGCTGTTGGACAAGTACCAGTACGAGATTCACTCGGGGCCAGAGGTTTACCCGAACAGGGCTATGGCGGGTGGCGCAGCGGTGATGACGATATACAGACTGGCGGTGCCGTAGTGACCGATATCGATGCAGTAATGGAACGGCTAAAGGGCGAATTGGAACGATACAACGAGCTGTCGAAAAGATCGCCGCGTGATGAGTATTTTCACGGTCATCAAGACGCGTACCTCAAGGTTATCGCCTACCTACAGGAACACAAGGAGGCGGTGTGAAACTCAGTGTCTCCCAGTACAAACAGTACGAGCGGTGTCCATACTCGTGGTATCTCTCTCGGGTTGAGAAGGCGTGGCAGCGACCGGCAGCGTGGTTACCCCAGGGGTCGGCGGTACACGAAGCGGGGGAGGCGTGGGAGCGATCCGGTCGGACGATGACCCTGGAAGAGATGCAACAGGTCTACACCGAGTCGTACGACAACCACGTAAATACGTACTGTGACGTAACACCGAACTTGGAGTGGTGGTTCTGGTCCGGGCCGTATAACGGCGAAGCCGACATCAATCGACGGTACAAGATCGGTAAAGACCAGTGCGGGAAGATGCTCGACTGGTACGGGAAACACCCGGAGGAGGTTGTGTGGATCGCCCCGGATGGAACACCCGGTATCGAGCTGGGATTCGACATCGACCTAGACGGTATCGAGATCCGTGGGTTCATTGACCTAGTAATCGAGACAGAAAAGGGTCTCTATGCCGAGCTGGACGTGAGGGACAACAAGACCGGCAACAAGCCGGGAGACGACTTTCAGCTCGGGGTGTACGCGGTCGCTATCGAGGAGAAGTACGGCATTGCCGTAAATTCGGGCACCTACTGGATGGGTAGGACTGGAAAGCCCACCAAGCCATACGATCTCACCGACTGGACCCGAGAGACGGTGCGGGACAAGTTCGTAGAACTACAGGACAACATCAACGCCGGGAACTTCCCACCAGACCCGGAGCCGTCGAAGTGCCGGTTCTGTGATGTTTCGTACTCATGCCAATACAGTCAGGCTTAGTGCTTGACATACGACCCAAGGATGGCGAATGTGTAGATACCGCCTAAACCGTTGTAAGACACACTACGTGTGTATCAAGCACCGCCATGTAGCCAAGAGCTACAACCAAACCCTGTGTCCAACCTGCCGCGAACCGATGTGGTTGGCAGGGCACGACTTTCACGCACCAAAGAAGCGTAATGACTCGGGTTGGGATGCGGTGCAGCACGTAAAGGACTCAGGACAGAACTACGACTCGTGTGGGTGTGGTGGCCCCGGTTGGCGACCTATAACAAAAGCCGAGGTAAGGAGAACTAAGGCATGAAAACACTACTCACGGCTGTAATCGCCGTGTTGTCAGTGGGTTTCGCCGTACCGGCTGCCTCTGACCCATATCACGATCCGTACCACCCTGACTACATCCGGGGCTGGTGCCCCGGTGGTGGTACCAACGAGGGTGTAGGTGTGTCGTCTTCCAACCTGACAGGTTGGTGTAACGGCGTTCAGTACCCGGACGGTACGTTCTGGCACCAGACGGCGTACACGTCGTTCGGCAGATTCCGTATCGACACCGCGTGCAAGACGCGGAACGGGATTCTGTTGTCGCCCGCGTCTTCTGGTGGATGTGGGGGTGAGTGGTGAGCGACATTGTGAGTCGTCTACGTGATGCAGTGGACCACAGTGAACACTGGTCAGGTGACTACCACCAAAGCCCCAAGTTGTGGGCGGTTGCACGAGAAGCAGCTGACTACCTAGAGCGAATCATGAACCTGGTTCCAGAGTTACTGGAAATAGCCGAAGACAACCTGCAAAGGGTTGAGAACGAATGGGGCCAGGGGTACAGGTTCGAGACACTTGTGCAGCGGGGTGATCGGGATGCCGTACTAATACAGTCTGTTATAGACCTTATTGGGTGCGATGCTGACACTTAGACAGGCCCTATTCCAGAAGAACGACTCGGGTGTACCGCTGCCGACGGTGTGGACGTCGTTGGAACAACAGGGTATCCGGTTCCTGCAAGGGCAGTACGTGTTGGTCTGTGCCGCACCGGGTATCGGTAAGTCGGCGTTCGTCCTGACGAAAGTGTTGAAGTCCGGCGTACCGGCGTTGTATCTGTCGGCGGACTCCGACGAGTTCACCCAGACGACCCGTGCCATGTCCATCCTGAACGGGTGGTCGATGGAGAAGTCGGCACAGATGTACCGCGACAACAAAGAACAAGCGGTCAAGACACTAGACAGCACCAACGTGCTGTTCGACTTCAACCCGAGTCCAACGCTGAATCAGTTGGAGGACGTGGTCAAAGCGACCGTAGAACTGATGGACGACTATCCGCAGATGATCGTGGTCGACAACATCACCAACGTCATATCCGGCTTCGCCGGTAACGACGAGGACCCGTTCGGCGGGTTGGAGTTGTTGAACGACTACCTACATTCACTCGCCCGGAACACAGGGGCGTGTGTCGTCGGTCTACACCACGTGAAAGGCGACCACAACGACGGAAACAAGCCAATCCCGTTGTCGGGCATCAAAGGTCAGATCGGGCGTGTTCCTGAGATGATACTGACGTTGCACCGTATCCCGTCTGATCACGGCCCGGACACGTTGAACGTCTCGGCGGTCAAGAACCGGTCTGGTCGGGGGTTCCCGTCTGGACGTTCGTACGTCAGCCTTCAGTTCGACGGAAAAACTATGGATATCAAGGATTTTCAGTAGGTGCCGCACTTGACATACGGCCCAAATATCATGAGAGGAACAACCATGACTGCAACTATTACCCCGATGGCACTCGCCAAGCCGAGCTTGGTTCGGCAGCGTATCGGTTTCGGTCTTATCGACCGGGTACCTACGACGTGGACCCACAAGAGGGTCGATCCGGCAAGCCCGGACCCGAAGCGTCCGTTGATCATCGAGACCAAGATTACCGGTTGGGCGTACAAGAACCCGTTGGCGGGCAACGTGTCTCAGCTGAATGTGGACCGGTTTATCGAGAGGGTGGGATTTTGAACATAGAAGAAGATTTAGCTAAAGCCTTGTGGGATGTAGTTCCGTACGATCGGTTCTACGAGTGGGAAGAGCACCCCAACGAAGAAATTCGGGAACACTATCGGGACCGGGCTCGACGCCTGCTCCGGCGGTTCCGTATCGAACGGAAGCCCTGATGAACCTGTCTATCAACGTGTTTGGCGTCCGTTTTGTTGATCTGACGCTAGCCGTCGAAGACGGCTACGCTACCGGCGCAGCGCGTTTCGCGCGTGCGCTACTTGACATACGGCCCACCGAGGCGGTGGAAGTGGACCGGATCGCCCGAAGGGGTGTTCGTGCGCTGTCCCGTTGGTGGACGGAAAGGATGTTTTGATGCCTGACTATTTTTACTGGATAGCGTTGGCCTGGTCTGGGGGGTTCGTCGTTGGCGGAACGGTTCGGGGGTGGATCGACCGTGGGTAGCAAGCTGGAGCCAACTGAAGCGCAGCGGAGAAATGGTTGGCTAGGGGGTGAAAACCAAAATGATGGGGGTCGCCAACGCGAAACTAGGTGGTTGACACCACCGGAATTGTTTAAACCTCTTGGGACGTTCGATCTAGACCCCTGTGGCGCGCCAGGACATCAAATTGCCGATACCACCTACCTGTTGGAAGAGGGCAATGACGGGTTGACTGATCCGTGGTTCGGTCGCGTCTGGCTAAATCCTCCGTATGGGCCAAGCCAGAAACCATTCATGCGACGAATGGTTGATCACCATAACGGAACCGCTTTGATATTCGCTCGGACTGAAACAAGGCTATTCAACGAAACGGTTTGGGATGTTGCAACGGCCATTCTATTCCTAAAGGGCCGCGTTACGTTTCTTGACAGTAGCGGTAAGCCCGCCAAGGCCAATTCCGGTGCACCTTCATGCCTTGTCGCTTACGGGCCTGACGATGCGGGAGCACTCTGTTCGAGTGGCCTGCCCGGATTCTATATAAGGCTAAGGGAAGCGTGATGGCAGAACTTCATGTGAACAAAGCGCAGCGGAAAGCGATGGGTGAGGCCGCTGATGAGTGGCAGGGCCGGGTGGACACCACCGATGAGTACATAGACCGGATCATCGCTGCCGCTAACAGCATCCCCGAGGGGCCACCTGTTGGCACCATCGCACGACGACCAGACGGGGTGGTGCTGGCGCATAAAGACGGGGACGGCTGGAAGTACTGGCTCCTAGACGCGGAGCAGACGAGTGAGATGGTAGTAGCCCAAAACGCCGACTCTTGGCCTGTCATCTACGACCCGACAGGAAAGACGCTCGATGAACTACACGTGGAGATCGATCGTCTCGATAAGGCGGAAGATAGCGCACTCCGGGAGCGTGACTATTGGGAAGAGACCGTAAACCGCATCCTGTACACCTGCTCATCGGAAGATGAGATCGGGGAGTGGTCCAGCGCAAACGATCCTGTCGAGCGATTCATTGAACAGTTCAAGCCGGTCAAGCGAATTGACCCAACAGCACAACAGGAACCTACTCGCGAGCCATTCAAATGCCCTTGCTGCAAGCTAGTGTTCGGGGCTGGTACTGACCGTATTGAGGTATGTGACCTATGCGTGGCATCCCACCCGATTACCACCCGTGATGCATCACAGACACAGCAGGAACCGGGCGAAATCGACTGCCGGAACTGCGATGGCCGCAAGTGTATGGGTTGCGTGTTCCGAGAACATCCCCACGATTGTGCTGATGACTGCCCGGAGTGCTGCGAGCCTCGTACACCCCGTGTCGTTGACCGTCTAGGGGTAGACGAGCAGGGATCGCGTTGGCGGAACAGGGTAGATACCGAGTTTTGGTTTCAGGACAAATACTGGAACTTCCGAACTAAGGATGGGTGCACTTCATGGTTCGCCGCTGGGTACGAACCAAAGATGTGCATATTCACCGAGGTGTTTGATGTGGGCTGACATCGGTTTAGCCGCAACGGTTGCCGGTGGATACCTACTAGCGGTGCTGGTGATCTGCGGGTACGGGTGTTAGTACAGGTTCTCGGTATAGACGGTGAAGAACTAGCCCGGTTTGACACAGAGGATTGGTACATCCGTATTTACCATGACCGGGGCGAGGGGTTACAACCCACCGCCGCCGTAAAGTTGAAGTCCGACCCTAATGGCTAAACCCCGAATCTGTGTGGACTGCCGGTCGGAAGGCATCACGACTAAACGACCGGCACCCAATCCGGGGCCGCGTTGTGCTACGCACCACCGGGCTAGGCGGGCCAAGACCCGTTCTACCGCTTGGGAATCCCGGTTGATGAAGAACTTCGGATTGACACCGGAAGACTACTGGAAGCTGTATGAATACCAAAACGGTAGGTGCTATCTGTGTCAGAGAGCGTCGGGTCGTACGAAGCGGCTAGCGGTTGATCACGACCATTCAACCGGTTTGGTTCGGGGGCTTCTTTGTTCACACGACAACCTGAAAGTCATTGGCCACAGCCGGGATTCGGTGGAGTTCTTCCAACGAGGTATCCAGTACCTCACTAACCCACCGGCGTTCGACGTGATCGGCAAGGTAGTCGCACCTATCGAGTCAGGCCAAGGACTTGACATACGACCAGAAACGAAAGAAGGAACATGACAACGTATCCATTATGGGCTGACATCCCCTCTGGTGTCACGGTTTACGTCCCTAACCACGAGCTACTAGCGATCAAGCTGGAAAACGCCACGCTGGTGTCCATTACCGAAAACAAGGGGCGAGCGGGGTGGATTCAAACTACCGGTCGTCTCAAGGGTCCGTTCGAGGACGTGTATGGAGAGCTGGTGTCCCTGGAGGAGTGCATCGTTCCGAAACCCGCTCCGAGGCGGTGGGACTCGCTGGTTGATGTTCCAAGAGACGTCCGGGTGCGAGATCGAGAACACGATAAGTGGAAGTATCGAAAGGGTAAGTGGCACTTCCGAGAGAATGGAAAGTGGTTCTCAGTCTACAACGCACAGTTCTACGATACGTACGGACCATTCACGGAGATCGTGAAGTGAATGTCCCTGATAACCGCCGTCATCCACCGGTACCACCCGGAATGGGTTCCGCCGCCCGATAAGTCGCTTTGGTGCCGTTGTTCGTGCCCGTTTCACGGTGACGAAACACCATCAGCCGCAGTCAACTACCGCGTAAACGCCTACAACTGTATGGCTTGTGGGGTTAAGGGTGATGCAGTGGCACTTATCAAGAAGCAGGAAGGAGTGACCCATCGAGAGGCAGTCACGATCGCACAGACTCTTCTTGAAGGAGGCGACGGAGAAGTACCACCGATCGTTCAAAGACAGCAATGCCGAAGAGTATTTGGCGAGTCGGGATCTAACAGTGCCGGCGATAGTGGACGAACCGGAAGACAAAGCGTACTTCCGAATCGGGTACGTAGACGACCCTTTACCGGGGCATGAGATGTACCGGGGGATGCTGGCCCTGCCATACTTGCGTAAGTCGTACGAGTTCGGTTGGGGCGTAGCGTCTATCCGGTTCCGGTGTATCGAAGAACACGAACACCAGGGCCACGGGAAGTACATGACGGTCGCGGGTGATCGGCCTCGGCTGTACAACACGTTGGCGTTGTGGAAGCCGGTAGACACAGTAGCGATCACTGAGGGTGAGCTAGACGCCATCGCCGCCGAGTCGTGTGGTATCCGCGCGGTTGGTGTTCCGGGTGCTACTTCGTGGCAACGGTATTTCCGTGAACCGTTCCTCGGGTATCAGACGGTGTACATCCTCGCGGACGGGGACGAAGCCGGTATGCAGTTCGCCAACACCGTTGCGTCGGATCTACCGAACGCACGGATTGTTCCGATGCCAAAAGGCTCGGACGTTAACGACTTCGTTCTCAGAGAAGGACGAGAAGCATTGAAAGACAGGTTGAAATGAGTGTTTACTACCCCCGACGTACAGATGCTGTTGTGGCCATCACCTACAACGATTCACAGTCGGTAGAGGATATCTACGATGCCCTTGGGGGGCCAGAGATGACGATTACTGTTAGACCTCATCAGGCCGACATCCTGGCGGGTAACGGCTTCCGGGTGGGGCAGGGGATGGTTGTGGTGATCGACCCACGTACCCGGCAGGTCTTGGAGACCATGGACTCGTGGGACTTCGCAGAAAAGTACAGCAAGGACGGGTTGTGACCGACCGGGCGTTCGTAGTTCTGCCCAAGCCGGGATCTGTACGCCGACGCGTGGACAACCCATTTGTAGGTAGTCAGGAAGTGGCACCGTTACCTCCGAAGCATCGGGAGAACACGTACCGGGATGAGGCGGTGGAAGATTGGACTCTGGGACGACGGACAACAGTTGTCACATGTTACGGAGACCGGTTCGTCCGATTTTTTGACCGGGGTGGCTGGGGCGAGTGGGAGAATGTCTCGTGATCCAGGTCTTCGGTAAGCCGGATTGCCCTGGCTGCGAACAGGTTAAGAAGCTGTTGGACCGTGAGGGCGCAGCGTACGAGTACTACGACGTGACCGACAACCCGTGGGCGATGGATGTTCTGAAAGAACATGGCGTCAAACAGGTTCCGTTGGTGTTGTCGTGGACCCATCAACCAATCGTCGGGTTCAAGCCCGACGTGATCAAACAAGTAGTGCGGGCTTACGAGCAATCCGCACCTTCGGGCGTACCGCCCTTGACATACGACCAGGAGGGTCGGTGACAGAGAGCATTTTGCAAGAAGCAGAACGGATCATCAACGGCGACAGGGCCGAACAGTACGGCGATGCGGCTGAGTCGTTCGCGGACATCGCAAAGCGATGGACTATTGAGCTGGAAGACCGTCTGTCGTCCCCGGTAACGGCGTTGGACGTGGCACGGATGATGACTCAGCTCAAGATGTCCCGGTCACGGTCTACGTACCACCGGGATTCGTACGTCGACGGTGCCGGGTATCTGGGTCTGACGGATAGGTTGGTCGACACCGTCAAAGCCGTACCGCGAGTGTGGGAGCACTGGAACGAAGTACCACGGTTCGTGCAAGTACGTAACAAATTCGATGACTTGTACGAGGTAAGCCCCTCTTGGGCTTGGTGCTGGGTCGACCCATCATCAGGCCGGTTGAACCGATCACATATTCCTATCGCCAGCCGAGATCTACATGGACCGTTCACGGAGGTGTTGTAAGCCGAAGTGCCCAGGTTTTTCACGTGTGCGATGTGTAGTCGTGAGGGGCAATCGGGTGACTACGGTCCTCTGCGGAAGTACTGCGACACATGCCGGGTGAACCGTCACACGACAGCGGCGGCCAGGTCGGCGGCTAAGTACGCGATTGAACGCGGACGGCGGATTAGGACGTATGACCCGGACTACTTCTATAACCGAAGTTTGGTAACTAACTACGGCATCAACCGCGAAATATACGACGAGATGGGTAACAGGCAAGGGTGGGTCTGTGCCATCTGTGCGGGTCCTCCGTTGCAGGGCAACGGCAATCGACTAGTAGTCGATCACTGTCACCGGACCGGCAAGGTTCGCGCGCTCCTATGTGCGCGTTGCAACAAAGGCATTGGTCATTTGAAGGATGACCCAGATTTAGTTAGGAAGGCGTTAATGTACTTGGAGAAGCATAGTGTCTAAACGCATCTGCGTCGTCAGTGATATCCAGTGGCCTTACCATGATAGGCGGGCCGTTAAGGCAGTAATTCAGTATATCCATGATACGGCCCCCGATGAGGTTGTGTTGATCGGTGATTGTCTGGATTTCCCGCAACCGGCTCGGTGGTCCAAGGACACCCGGTCGGAGTTCGAAGGGTCGATCTACAACGACGTCAAGGGATTCCAGGAGAAGGTGTTGGCCGTCCTGCGGGACGGCTACGACGGTCCTATCGGGATGCACGAAGGCAACCACGACCTGCGTCCACGGGCGTATCTGGAGAAGTACTCCCCGGCGCTGGCGGGAACCAACGCGTTCAACATCGAAGTCCTTTGCGACTTCGAGCAGTTCGACATCACGTTGTTGCCGACGTTCTACGATATCGCTCCGGGTTGGGTCTCCACCCACGGCCACCTTGGCGGTATCTCGTTGAACCGTATCGCCGGTAATACGGCGATGGGTGCGGCCCGGAAATTCAACAAGTCGGTAGTGATGGGTCATACCCACCGACTCGGAATCATCTCCGAGACACGAGGTTACGGCGGCAAGGTGACGTCTCAGCTGACAGGTATGGAAGTCGGGAACCTGATGGATATGACGTTGGCCCACTACCTGAAATCCGGCACTGCTAATTGGCAGCAAGGTTTCGGTCTCCTGACGGTTGATGGGCAGCACGTGAAACCGGAAATCGTAGAGATCAAGAAGGGTCGATTCTCGGTCGACGGGGAAGTTTGGGAGGTCTAGGCGCTATGAACGGAGTTCATGAGCTGGAGGCCCCTGTCTTTGACAGGAGCCGTACTTGACATACGACCCGACGGATCGGTTGGTCGGAGATGGTTGGGTGCGCCTGAAGGTTGGAAGCCAAAGGGCTACAGATGAATACCTTCTGCACCCTACCCGTCCATGGTTGAAAGCGGACCTAGCCCGTACCGATGGATCGGCACAAATCGATCTGACGTTCTACGAGATTGTGGCGGACTTTTGGCTGAGCTTGACACAGTAATAGACGGGATCTTCCGCCGTGCCGTATCTCGCGCTTGTGCTGAGTGGGGTTGGGACGAGTACGAACATCTTGACGACTTATCTCAATCACTCTGGGTGTGGTACCTGGAATCACCAAGTATCCAACGGAACTTTGCCCAACTCATCGAGGACGGCCAGACGGCATTGGTTCGGGATTGGACATTTAACCATCTAGAACAGATGTTGTCCGAGGAACGCCACGAGTCAAATTTGTTTGAGAACAAGACGATCTACTCGTCTGACTCCGTTCGGGAGGCGCTGCGGGGCGAGTCCACCAACAAGTATCTGATAGATGCGTTACCGATAGCTCTGAAGGCGGTTGATACCCATAACGAAGGGCATGGTGAAGCGCTCAGATCTCGTTACGTGGACGGTGTCGTACCAGCTAGGGATTCCCCTGCAAAATACGTCCTCATTCGCGCCGTCAAGTCGTTGACCGAAGAGGTCAACGCGATGTACATCGCGGACGACGTCAAAGGCATCGGAAGCAAAGACGCGATGTTTCCCGAACAGCGAAAGCGTAAGGGGCAGCACGGAGACCCAACCGGTGACGTGGCGATGGCGTTGATCGATCACGGGGACAACATCATCCCGGTAGTGGATCGAACCGGGGAGGTAACGGCGATAACTACATATAGAAGGGAGTTCTACGGTGATGAACTTATTCGACGGCCAGTTTAACGGGATGCCACATTCCGAGATGTACAGGGCGGAAGTGTTTCCCGAACTCTTCCCGCACGAGAAGCGGATGCGGATAGAGAACTGGAGTCAACAGGACCGCGAGATGTTTTGCGGCGGCGAATGGGCAAAGTGAGTTATGCCGATGACCCGGTACCCAAGCCTAGTATGTGCACGTACTGCGGGAATGTAGAACCCACTACGGAACATTGGTTATGGCACAAGGACAACCGCCAGCGGGACGGAGGACGATGGAGATGTCGCGCACGCCATAGGGGGCAGGCCCGATCAGCGGTCGCTAAGTACCGGGAATCTAACCGAACGTACGAACGCTACCGAAATTACCTGCGTAAAGACCTGGCACGCGGCCGACCTGGCACCCCTGTTCCTTGGCCTACGGCCAAGGAGATTATGAAGCGTCCTTGTAGCCATTGCGGTAAGTCCGAATCGGGCGGGTTAGACCGAATAGACAACGCGCTCGCCCACACACAGGACAACGTGGTCCCAAGTTGTGGAACTTGCAACATGTTGCTGCTGGATATGCCTATCGAGATGAAGAACGAGATATCCCTTGCCCTTAGGCGGGCAAGGAAGAAAGGGTTGATGGATCTGTGGCAACACCCACGACTGCGGTGAATTGGGGTCCAACCGGAGAGATTGTCTATGGCAGAACGTACAGCCGCACAAAACCCAACGGCGAAAAAGAGCAGTGGCCGGAAACCGTAGAACGAGTAGTCGACGGGAATCTAGCCCTTGTCGATGATCGGTACCAGCTGGAGAACGAACGCGAAGACCTAATCCGTCTGATGACGGACTTCAAGATCCTTCCGGCTGGTCGTCATCTGTGGGCATCGGGTGTCAAGAACGCGCAGCACCTATTCAACTGCTGGGTGTCGGGTTGGACTGAGAAGCCTTCGGATCACTTCGAGTTCACGTTCATGCGCCTGATGGAAGGCGGGGGTGTAGGGGCTAACTACTCCAACCGGTTCCTACAGCACTTCCCGTTGATCCAACACTTCCTACAGGTAGAAATCGTCTGCGACCCAGAGCATCCCGACTACGAAACACTCAAGGCTGAAGGCGTGTTGTCCACGCTGTACGACTACGAGTGGGAGGGTGCCTACCCGATCGAGGACTCCCGCGAGGGTTGGGCAGCTGCGCTTGTCGACCTGATCGACACCCACTACCGGGAAGACACCGTCCGCTTCAACCGGGTCTACGACGTGTCGCGGATACGACACGCGGGCGCTCGTCTGAAGACGTTCGGCGGTCGTGCATCGGGTCCGCTTCCACTGGCCCACATGCTGATCGAAGTGTCGAAGATACTGAGCGATAAACACGGTCACCGGCTAGACGGTATGTCGGCTATGGGGATGGACCACGAGATAGCCAAGTGCGTTGTGGCGGGTGGTGTTCGTCGGTCGGCCCGTATGGCGATGATGCATTGGGCTGACGAGCAGATAACGGACTTCATCTACTGCAAGTCCGAGTCGGGAAAACACTGGACGACCAACATAAGTGTAGAGGTTGATGACTTCTTCTGGACACGTCTGCGCGACTTAGACAAGACCGTAGGTCGGGTACAGGCTGAGCTGGTTCTCGAAAAGCTGTCCGAAGGGGCTGTACGCAACGGTGAGCCGGGTATGTGGGACTGGAGTGCTAACAACCGGGGTGAGCCAAACGCTGTCAACGCATGTAATCCCTGCGCAGAGATAGCGTTAGAGGCCTGGGAGCCGTGCAACTTGGGACACGTCAACCTAGCCGCGTTCGTAGACGAGTACGGAAACGAGTCGCTGTTCGAGGTCTACAAAGCCCACCAGCTGATGACTCGGTTCCTGATCCGGGCCACGTTCGCCGCCGTAGGCGACGAGAAGTCCCGAGAAGTACTGGACCGCAATCGCAGAATAGGTGTCGGCCACCTGGGGGTGGCGTCGTACCTGGCGATGACCGGACGGAAGTACTCGGACGCACCGGCTGACCCCGAGTTCAAAGCGAAGCTGAGATCGTGGGCTGCTGCCGTGGACGACGAGGCCGCCAGGTTCTGTCACCAGCTCCGTATCCCTGTCCCGGTGAAGAAACGGACGGTGGCCCCTACGGGGACCATCGCCAAGATGCCCGGAGTATCAGAAGGTATCCACCCGATCTTCTCCCGGTACTTCAACCGCCGTATCCGGTTCAACAAACGCGGTGACGATCTGGCACAGGTGGACGAACTGCGAGAGCAGGGGTTCCACGTCGAGGACGACCTGTACGCCCCGGACACGTTGGTAGTAACCATTCCTACCAAGGACACGCTAGTGGCCGCTGTAGAGGCAATCTACGGCCCGGAACGGGCAGAGGAGTTGGTGCAGTCAGCCGACGAGTTGTCGTTGAACGAGCTGCTGGCGTTCCAGGCTATGTACCAGACGTGTTGGGCGGATAACGCGGTGTCGTTCACGGCCAACGTCGACCCGGACAAGTACACGGCGAAAGACGTGTCGGATCAGTTGGTCCGGTTCGCCGGGTTGATTAAAGGTGCGACCGTCTTCCCGGAATCGTCTATGCCACAAAGCCCATACGAGCGGATTACGAAGGAGGAGTATGAATCAGCTACGGCTAAGGCCGTCGAAGACGGCGTTGACCTTGAGTGCTCCTCGGGTGGGGCGTGCCCGATCCGCTGAAACACGGGCCATTCGAAGCGCGTTTCTGGCGCGGAGTAACACCTGGTAACACTGAATCCTGTTGGGAATGGCGGCGTTACTGCTGTCCCTCCACGGGGTACGGGCGCATGGCAGATCGCAGCGGGTACAAAAAGATAGGCGCACATCGCGCGTCTTGGTTGATCCACAACGGGGACATCCCCGAAGGGATGTTTGTCTGCCACACGTGCGATAACCGCAAGTGCGTAAACCCGGCTCACCTATTTTTGGGTACCGCTGCGGATAACTGCCGGGATATGTGGGATAAGGGCCGAGGTAGTAAACCCCCGCTGTCCCCACCAGGAAGATCCGCGTCGGAGCGACGGGAAGCCAACAGGATTCGTATGGGTCGCACCCGAACACATTGCAAGCGTGGACACGCATTACCACCATATGAATCCGGGAGGAGGCGTCTGTGTTACGAACCAGAGTGCAGGGAAGCTCGTCGGTTCAACGCTCTAGGGCGCTGACCGGTAACGGTATGTGGGCAGCGATAGCCGCTGCCGTTCTCTACCACGAGATTAATTGTCGTGAAGGGGAACTCCTGTCGGAAGCCGTAGACCGGGGATTGGCTAAACACCCGGTACCTATCTACGTGCTCGTCCTAGTAACGGCAGCCCACCTACTCAATTGGCTGCCTTCTCAAACCGATCCGTATCACCTGATCGGTGTTTTGTTCAAGAAGTCGAAAGGCAAACATGACTGATATTGATGACGACCCGTTCGCACCGAAGACCGCTGTAGCCGATAACCCCGTGTCCTCCGACGCAGGGCGACCCCCCGCCGTGGTTAAGACCGCCGCCGTAGGGGACGGTGAGGGCAAGATCGTTCTTACCTACAAGGAGGGGGCGGGGTTCGACTCGTCTTGGACTGTGGTTCATGCGAGTTCAGTCGAGGACGCAAAGGCGATTCTGAAAGACCCGGAGTTCAAAGAGCTGTTGGATCTATCGAAGAAGGCGGCGGCGTACTTTCGGGGCGGTTCGACTCCCGCTGCCGCACCTCCCGCACAGGCTCGGTCCAACGCACCGGCAGCCGCACAGTCGGCACCGGGTGGGGACACCCGCCAGTGTAAGCACGGAGAGATGCAGTACAAGACCGGCTCGAAGAACGGTCGGACTTGGAAGGGCTTCTTCTGCCCGACCCCCAAGGACACTCCCGACCAGTGCAGCCCTGAGTTCCTGCGGTAGCCGTGTCCGACTTTGAGGATCTGATGGAGGGGGCGGGGTTTGAACCCCCGCCTCCCCCGGAGGTGTTTGACTTCGAGGTCCACCTAATAGGCGAAGACAATCCGGTTCTAGTACCCAAGAGCCGAGTGACGTTTGACGGAGAAGAACTCGTACTAACCGGCGACACAGGTAGTTTCACGTCGTTTCGGTGGGAGCTGGTCGAGTACTACACGGGCAAGGCGGTGCGATGACCTGGCAGATTGACTGGGACGAATTTGACAGACACATCCGACACATCGTGGACGGCGTCGCACACAAATGCGGTTGCCCGCTGGAATCCCCGGAGGCGACTCTTAGCGGCTTGTTCAAGAGGTACGGATGAGCGGCTGGACGATGGACTTACCACCCAGTTGGGCCACGGCAGAAACCCGGCATGTATCCATGGACCGGGACGATTACGACGCGTTGATCGCTGAGGTCGAACGGTTGACCGAGGTCAACAAACGGCTGAAATCCCAGATACGACAACAACCGTCGAACGCCAAGAAGCTGAGCAAGGGCGAAGCCAAACAGATCCGGGACATGTACCGCAAGGGCTACAAGGTGACTGAACTGGCGGTCATCTTCGACGTCAACCATTCCACGGTCTCTCGGATCGTCAAACACGTTTATTGGAAAGGCATTTGATGAACATCGAGAAAGAGATTTACAAAGACATACTGGCACACAGTCTGTCTCCGATTGTGGTGTTGGCAGCCCTGAAGGCTACGCAGCACGACTACGCACAGATGGGTGCTTACACGGACGAGATCCAAATGTTCGTCCAGACCCTCGAAAACACCGCTGTTCGTATGGTCGAACAGTATTCAGGATTGGATGACTGATGAGGATCGAGGACCTTATCGATCTACTTGAGTACTACGCGAAAGATCTAGACAACCCCCGAGTCGTCAACCACAGGACGGGTAAGCGGGTTAAGACCGCGTGGTTTGACCACATTTCAGGCAAGGTTTACATCAGCTAGGGAGCGAAATGGCCGAGGGCACATTGATTTTCGACATCGAGACGCACTCGGCAGAGCTGATGTACTCGATGTCCCCGGAAGAGTTCGTACGGCTGATCGGGTACGCGTGGGGTGACGGCGAGGTCGTTCTGACCACCGACCTGGACGAGATCAAAGAACAGATCCTCAAGGCCCGCTGGATAATCGGTCACAACATCCACGCGTTCGATCTCCGTGCGGTGTTCGGTATCAAGTCCGACATCCCGCTAGAACTAGCCCAACAGCGGCGGGTGTACGACACGTGGACCCACGCGGCGTTGGTCAATACAGCCCCGTACATGTTCACCAACCGCCACGGAAAGAACGCGCTGGCCAACTCCCCGGACAAGATGAAGCGGTGGTTCAGCCTGGACGAACAGGCACACCAGCTCGGGGTACCGGGGAAGACCCACGACCTGAAGGCGCTAGCCAAAGAGTTCGGTGGGTTCGGTTCTATCCCCGTGGACGACGAACGGTATCGGGAGTACCTGATCGGTGACGTTGTAGCGTCCCGAGTGGTGGCCCAAGAGCTTCTGAAGAAGGGCAAGCTGGACGACTACGCGCTGCGTGAACAGGAGATAGCGGCAAGAGCTGCCGTCATATCCTCCAACGGTTTACGGGTTGACGTAGAGGCAGCCAAAGCCCGCGTAGAAGAACTCCGGGTTCGCCGTGAGGCGATCTTGTCCGAACTCCAGACCAAGTACGGTCTGCCGACCGAGGGTAAGAGCCCGTGGGCTACGACAGCCGGTAAAGAAGCCATCATGGCGGCGTTGGCCGATCACGGGATCACCCCGAAGTCCCGCAAGGACTGGACCAAGACATCTACCGGAAACCTGTCGTTGGGTGGCGAGGTTCTTACCGAGCTGACCAAAGGCACGTCGGCGGAAGACCTCGGAAAAGCGCTGGCGGAACTGAAGGGCCAGCGTTCGTTGGCTCAACTGGCGTTGGACTCGACACACCCGGACGGGTTCGTACACCCGGATATCACGATGCTCCAACGGTCGGGGCGGTGGAGTACCACCGAGCCGGGGTTGACGGTCTGGACATCCAGAGGCGAAGGTGCGGTGGAGAAGTCGTACTTCGTACCGGACAACGACGACGAAGTCCTACTTGAGCTTGACTACTCGAATGCCGACGCTCGTATCGTCGCTGCCTACTCGGGAGACCGGAAGTACGCGGAACGGTTCGAGCCGGGAGCGGACGGCCACATGATCAACGCGATAGCCGCATGGGGCCGTGAGGTAGTGGAGTCCGACCCGAAGAAGTACCGGCAGATGGCAAAGCCGTTGGGACACGGTTGGTCCTACGGTGGTCAGGCTCGGGGGTTGGTTCGGGTTACCGGTCTGCCGTTCATGACGGCCAAGAAGTTCTGTGACGGGATGGACGCTACGTTCGTCGCGTTGGTCGACTGGCAGAACCGGGTCCGTGACGAAGCCCGACGCGGGTACGTGATGAACGAGTGGGGCCGGAAGCTCTGGGTTGAGCAGGACCGGATCTTTACACAGGCCCCGGCACTGAAGGGACAGAACGGCACTCGGGAGATCGTGTGCGATGCGTTGTTGCGTATGCCGCCGCACGTCCTGCGTCGGGTGAAGGCGCAGATCCACGACGCGGTGTTGTTCTCGGTTCCGCGTGAGAACTGGGAAGCGTGCCGAGATTACTTGGTGCGCCTGATGGAAACCGAGTTCCAGCCCTCTGTCGGTGGCCAGCGAGTCGAGTTCCCGGTGTCTGCCGGACCGGCTGGGGCCAACTGGATGGAGGCTTCACATGAGTAGGAGTTTACAAATGAACGAAACACCCAACACGAGGGAAGTTTGCACCTTCTTTACGGTGTCAGAGCAGTACTATCAAGACGTACCGTGGGACGACTTGTATCCGGTTTTGGAGAGGAACGCGTCGGACGCGTTCTCGAAACTGGGCACGATGGTTTCAGGTATGACTTACCGCGTTGAGTACACCAGGGGCGATGAGAGTGTACGGGCCGTGCATGGTCTTCCCGAAACAGAGTCGGAATTTTACGTTGTGTCGTTTACCGCGCAGGTAATTCCGCATGAGCCAGCGTCACAGTGACGTTTCTAACTTGACATACGACCAGGAGGAAACATGACCGCAGCAGTAAATCAAGGGTTCGTTTTAGACATCGAGGGGCAAGAGCTACCGCATCCCAACGGCTCGGGGCACTTTCGGATCTTGGTGCGACCGGATACAGCCCAAGACTTGTTTGATGATCTTGACCACGCTCTGACGGGCGACTGAATGGACATCCGCGAGTTTCTAGACGAGCTGTATCAGCTGTGGGCCAAAACCACCGGGGCAGAGAAAACCTACTGGATGCCAAAAGAACAACCCGACGACTGGCTGGATGACGGGGTCGGCGGTGAGTACCGCGAGCCGGGGGAGGGTTGGGACCTCTGGTCTCTGAACGAAGAACAGAACCAAGAGTTGTTGGGGAATCTTCTGAATGAGGTAGACGCCAACTTCATCACCGCGATCCATGGCGCTCTGCCGGATCTGGTTCGTCGTACCCACGAGGCGCTGGACGAGGCCGATCGGTTGGACGAACAGCGGGACGAACAAGAGTTCCGTATCGCGGGGTTGGAAGAGAAGATTGACGAACTAAACGGTCGGATCAACGAGTTGGAATACGACCTCTCGAAGGCGTCGAAATGACGTTCCTACTGTCTACCGGAATCATCTTCTACACCATCGTGTCCGTGGTGTTCGCGCTGTATCTATTCAACCGAATGTGGGACGAAATAGCCGACCGGCGTTTCGGGCCGATTACCGAGCGGAGCGAGACCCTGGCGATGTTTCTATTCGTCTTTGGGCTCCCCACGTTGTTGGTTGCATTGATTCTGAGTTGGCCCGTTCTTATCTATCTACAAATCAGAAAGGAGCTGTCGGATGCTGACTGA